GCTTCTACTAAATAAGGTATCATTTCCTCATATCGTAAAATCTTGTATTCTTTATCGTCATCTGCTCTTAGTGGAAGTTTCTTTTCATCTACTAAGTGTGGTAAAATCTTTTCTACTTCTTGTGCTTTAAATCCTGCACTTAATCTTTCTCCACCTTTTTTCCAATTAAATGTATGTCCTTCTAATTGAGATACTATATCTAATCCATTTTCTATTTTTTCAAAGTTTTCTTTTAATCTTATATCTGATGGTGTAGTAGAAAATGCTATGACATCTTGGTCAAAATGTGCATCTTGTGTATTGTCTATTCTTAATGCTTCAGCAGGATTTGCTGATGCAGGCTTAGTAAAAAACCTCATTGAAGTTGCTGCAGAATCTCCCATTGATGATACAAAATCTGTATATCTCATATAAGGGCTACCACCAACAGCATAATAATGATTTATAATTAGTCCTGTACCATCAGAAGTAGAGTATGTTCTCACTGCTGCACTACCACCTTCTGTATCTCCTACTCTAAATTGATTTCCTGAATTATTGTTATCTTTTGTTATATCAAGAAAAGCACCAGGATTTGTATTAATACCAATTCTACCAGTAGTGTGAGCAATAGCTAATCTTACTGCATTACTTTGACTAACATCTTCTATACCCCAGTAAGATGATGGAATATTTGATGAACCTGAACTTGCACCACCTACACCTGCAAGCCAATTATAACTACCACCTCTTGAATAGTAAATAGTTGCACCATAACTTGCATTTCCATCAAGTTTGATGGCTTCTCCATTTGTAGTTGTAGTGCCTATTTGTAAAGGTCTTGAAGGTGATGTATTTCCTATACCGACATTTTGAGAACTATTAATTCTTAATGCTTCTGTACCACCAGTATCAAAACTAATTGTATCAGTTCCAAATTCCATAAGAGTATTAGTATCTCCTAAGTGTCTTAGTTTTTGCTGGATATCAATACTTCCATTTCTCATTTGGCAAACATCAGTTGTTGATACAGAACTTCCATCAGTAACACCACTTGCTACTTCAAACTCTATATGACAATCAGAAGAAGAATCTGTATTTACATGAATTCTTGCTGAATTTCCATCTTGTTCAGGTACTTGCGACTCGTGATTAAATGTAATACTTGCATTACCACCACCATCATTTGCTGTTAATGAACAGCCACCAGTACCATTGTTTGCTCTAATATGTGAACTTGCTGTAATTCTTCCATTATTACTATTTGGACCAGTACCTACACCTAATGATGCGTTAGGAACAAACAAACCAGCTTCTCTAATTACTACTCTTTCAGTACCACTTGAACTTCCAGTAGTAGCATTAACTCTAAAACTTAAATCACTACCCTCTTGAAATATTGTACTTGTAGAAGTTCCTTCAAAAAACAATCTTGCACTATTTGCAGAATCGGAAGTATCGTTATTTAATACTAATCCATTAGCTCCACTTGCTCTAATGTCTAACTTTGTTGCTGGAGAGTTCGTTCCAATTCCAACCCTATCTGCACTACCATCTGTAAAGAATAAATTGCTATCTGTATCTCCCTCAATTCTAACATCATAACTTGCTCCAGGGTCATTCAATACAATATTACTACCAGTAATTCTTAAATAATTACCACCAGCTGCTCTAAAGATAAGATTGTCTGCTGATTCTTCTTGTATGTAACTATTGCCACCACCATCTAAGTAAAATTTAGAAGTTGCTGGTATTTTTAAATCACCTTCAGATAGTTGTATTCCACCACCTTCTCTATAAATTTGAAATATGTTATTATTGGATTGGTCTCTAAAATAAAGATTACCATTATTTAATTTCATATAATTATGACTACCATCGTGTTCAATACTAAAATCTCTACCACTACCTATAGCTAATTTCTTGCTATCTTCTACTTTAATTTTTTGATTAAATACTGTTTCTACTTCACTACCATCTAATTGAATATAATTGGTTAATCCACCACTACCATTATCTGATTTAAATACAATATCTCCATCATCTGTATTATTGATAATGTTTAATTGTCCAGTATAGTTTTCTACAAATGAATCTGTACCATTGTGATTTAGTTGTAAGTCAGAACCTGCACCTATTTTTAATGGGTGTGAATCTACTGGTATTTCTACACCATTTCCTGCTTCAGTTAATTTTAATTGAATTTCTCCACCAACAACAATTTCTAATATGTCATCTGCTTGTTCGTGTATATAAGTATGAGTACCACCATCTAAGTAGAGTTTAGAAGTTGCATCTAATACAACATCTCCACTTTCATTTTCTTGTATTAATCTTTTCCAATTACCAAAAGTTCCACCAATACTTGCATTTCTGTGATGAACATTACCATTATCTGTAAATCCTAAAGCATGGATATGACCACCTGATGTATCATTCCATTGTTGAAATGTCATCACACCATGATAACTACCACCATCAGATAATCCATCTGCACTATTGTTTTTAAAATCAAATCTTACACCCTTTAATCCTAAATCTGTTGAAGGTGTATCACTTCTTGTATCATGGACTTCAAAATTACCATCTGTATTAATAACAATATTACCATCTACATAATAAGCCGAATCTGTTCTAATATTTCCATTAACATGGAGCTTTTGGCTTGGTGAGGTAGTTCCTATACCAATTTTTCCATCTCCAGTAATACCCATATAATCGCCAACACCGACTTCTCCAAAAGAAATCATGTGTGCATTTGTATTATCAAAACTACTACCAAATTGGATATATCCCATATTACTTGTATCTACTCTTCTTCTAATTCTTTCTCTTGTAGAAGTCCAAGTGCTTCCATCTGATACTCTTTCAGATGAAAATATTAACTGATTTGCATTAGTAGAATCGGTTTCTAATTTTAGTAAATCAATACTATCTCCTGATGTAGTACCAAGAGTAAATGAACTTGAATTATCTCCAACATGAAAAGTAGCATCAGGTGAAGTATTTCCTATACCGACACTCCCTGAATCATCTATTGTCATTCTAAAAGTATTTGCAGTCATTATATTAAAGTCGTGTGAACCCACTGTTCCTACTACTGCATTAGAACTATGGTTTGCATTAAGTCTAATATCTCTTGTGCCGTCTCCAACTTTTAATTGTGTTGTTAAAAAGTTTGAATTACTTCCTATTAATAAGCTTGTATCTGCTTTTATGCTACCAGCAACGTGGAGTTCATAATCAGGTGAGGTAGTTCCTATACCAACATTTTGAGAACTATCAATTCTCATTGCTTCAGTTATTGCATTCGTATTTCCAGTATGAAAAGCTAATCCTTGTGCTGCACTACCACCAGCATCATAAGAACTAATAGCTGCTGTAAAAGTAGTAGAATTTTCTCCAACCCCAATTAAAGGTTGATAATAATTTGAAGTTTGTGCTGCAGGTACAAAGATTGCTAAATCTGATGTATCTTCAAAATCTAAAGCAGCTACACCAGCATTAGGATTATTAATTGTTAATGTGCTTCCATCAAAAGTAAGATTAGATTCTACTGTTGCTTGTGTGCTTGTGTTTCTTGTTAGTACACCATTTGTAGTACTACCTGACATTGTGATTGCTTGATTTGTAGCATTAACAAACGCAGATTCTGCTGTACTATATTCTAATATTTGTCCATTAGCCAATGTTCCAGAATTAATTGTAACATCTGATAAATCATCAATACCTGCACTAAAATTAATAGTTACTGTATCCCTACCTGCATCTAAACTTGCAGCAGTAGTTATTCCTGTACCACCTGCAATATCTACAGTATTTGCATTGGTTACTGTTGTACTTCCACTATCTCCTTCTAAAGTCCAACTACTCATAGTACCAGTACCATAACCAAATGATTCAATTCTGTCGTTAATAGCTTTTGCTGTCATTAATAAATCGTCACTATCACTAAATGCTTCAGTACTATCTATTATATCAGCTGCTAAGATTTCATCTATACCTACTTGTGTTATATATCCATAACTTAAAATTTTATCCTCTACTGCAGCAGAAGTCATAATATGAGAATCGTTGTTAGTAAATTCGCTTGAGTCGTCAATACCTGAAATAGTATTACCATCCATCGTAAAGCTTGTAAGACTATTAAATGTTTTAGCTCCAGTAAATGTTTGAGTACCTGATAAATGTGCTGTATCTGCATCTAAGTAAGCAGATGCAATCGCTGTACCATTCCAAGTTCCTGTAGAAATTGTTCCTAATGTGGTAACATTTGTTGAACCTTGATAACCATCTTTCAACCCATCAGGCGTAACTGCTCTTGTAGTATCTGTACCTGTTGTTGTTTCGGCAGTAGTTGCTAACTCTACAATACCTTTTACTGATGCACTTGCATCTGATTCATCTCCTGTATTTGTTCCACTTGTGTTATTTAATACAGTTTCTTGAGCATCGCTCATAAATCTTTTATTTGAAGCATCAGTCATATTTGATGTACTGAATGTTGGTGATGCTCCACTAATTACAGACTGGTCTAATGCTTTTACATCTGCAATGCTTGTAAGCTCACTGTCCATAAGAGCACCAGCAGCTGTTACATTAGCAGTATCTGTTATATCAGCTAATGCTTCTATGCCATCTAGTTTAGAACCGTCTGTAGCTATATCTCTTCCATCTACAGTACCTGATACTGATATATTCCCAGTAACATTTATAGCGTGTGAAAAGTCAAACTCTCCTGGGTTTTGGTCCCATAAAATAGTTGCATCAGTTGAAGCATCTACAGCATCTTGTATTGTAATACCTGCACCCTCTGCAGAACCTGAAGTGTCGCTTGAAGCATGATAATTTAATACAATGTTTTTATCTTCTACTTGTAAAGTAGCTGTATTTAAAGTTGTAGTATCACCTTGTACAGTTAAATCACCAGTTAGTGTAAGACTTGCTCCTTGTGCTGTACCTGTAAAAGTTGGTGCAGTTAAAGTTTTGTTGGTTAGAGTTTGTGTTCCAGTAAGAGTTACTACTGTAGAATCAATAGCTATATCATTTGCATTAGCAGTAATACCTGTACCACCAACTACATTTAATGTTATATTACCACTAGCACCTCCACCAGTTAAACCAGTTCCAGCAGTAATACCTGTTATGTCTGCTTCTCCAGAAGAAGAACCTTGAACAATTAAATTAGTAACATCTCCAGTAGCTGCTGCTGAACTCTGTTTTTCTGATGTGTTTTGCTCAACATAAACCTGCTCATATACTACACCATTTCTCTTCTCTTGCTTAATAAGTTTACCGTCTTCAATAAATGATATATGTTCACCCTCTCTGATATTTTGAGCAGATGGTCTGACTCTAAAGAATGAGTCAATTTGATTAACTCTATGTTCACCAGATTTTGGCATTATGAAGGTCTCTTGTTAGTTTGTCTGTAATCTATGTTAATGTCATTTATGTCTACAGCTCCATCTGCTGTAAGTTTAAAAGACATAGATTCACAATCTCTATCGTTTGCAGCAATAGTAAATTCTTTTGTAGCATACTCTGTTCCCAAAGCCTGAGCAGATAAATCATTATAGCTTGACTCTCCGTCATTAGCATATCCTAATGTAAGGTTTGTTCCATTTCCTCTTGCAGTAACAAAAACTCTTTTTACTTTTTTAACTAATCCAGGGTTACCAAAGTCTATATCTTTAGTTCTCAAATCTATTGCTTTTGTTCCTACATCCCCTGTTAGTAATTTTACAGTTTTAGTATTGCTACTTCCATATTCTAAAAAATATAACCCATCAAACGATGGTAGAAAATTAGATATACCAGAAGTACCTATAGATTTTGTTATACTCCATCCTTGTCTTGCAAAATCAAAAACAAAAACATCTGTATCTGCTGCAGCATCTTGTACTACATTAAGTTGTTTATATTTATTATTGTAACCAATGGCTGGGTTTTTTGTAGTCTGGTTATTTCTCCATGTAGCATCATCTAAGTTTGCAGTTAATTCTTTTGGACTTGAAGAGCCATCAAATATATATACTCCATCATCATTAACCCAACAAACTCCAAATGGTGTTTTACATACTGATTCTTGTTGTCTACATCCCATACCATCATATTCAGCTTCTAAAAACCATCCAGCATCAGATGTAGAAGATACATTAATTACGTACAGCTTCTTCTGTTTAAATGCTAACAATCTGTTTCCTAAACTATGTAATGCTGTAAATGAATCACCGTCACTAATTCCAATATCTAAGTAATAACTGTCTGGGAATGTAGCAAATCTATTTACTGGACTATAGTAAACTCTGTCATCGTATACTTTGTCATCTTTTCTTACATTGGCTACCCATGCTCTTCTAGCACATACTGTAGCTGCTTTGAAGCCACCTTTTGTACCAAAATCTATACTCTCTTCATCTTGAGAGTAACCATTTATACTTTCATAAGTATCTAATGAAGGGTTAACTACATCTATATCTACTACTTGCATAAAGTCTGTATCAGCTACTGAAAGCTCAGTATAGTCTTCAAATAAATTAGTTCTTACTCCTCTTTGATAATCTACATCTAAAAACAAAATCCATCTGCCATTACCGTCTTTTTTTCTTGTATAAATTCTTACGCCTTTTTCATTTTTTCTATCACTAAAACTAGTATCTTTTATTCTAAATCCTACATTGGTAAAATATGCACCTGATGTTATAGGAAACAAAGTTGATTGTGGAGCTTGTGGTAGTGTTTCATTATCTTGTAAATCAATTACTGTATGACAAAACTCATAAGAACCAGCTTCCCAACCACCACCAGTAACACTAATACTTGTTGTTAACGTTGTTTGAACTTTTGCTCCAGTAGCGTGTTCTAAAGCACCAGTTCCAAATACATCTCTGTCTACAAGAAGTTGTAGTACATCTAAAGTTGATGAACCGTTCATAGTGTTTGTACTTCTTACTCTCATAGCTTCACCGTTAATATGTATAATTTCTCCTACAAGATTTGCTATGCCTCCAGTAGCTATACCACTACTTCCTCCATAATTTAAAGTAACAGAAGACATATTATTTGCATCTGTTAGTTTTAAATGAATTAATTTATCTGTTAATTTTATATCAGCAGTAGGGTCTGGATTTGTTTCATTTGGGTTCGGTGTAACTGCAAGAAAGTTATCTGTATCACCATCTTCAATAACATCAAAAAATGACTGAGAATCTAATGTAGGGTCTGTCTGTAGCTTTACGCTAAACTCACCAATGCCTGGGTCAGTAAAACTTGTACCTTTTGTTATTGCTTCAAACTGAGTGGTGCTTCTTTCTACTTTCATAGTAGTGTCTAAAAATCCTGTTACGTCTGTACCAAATCTAGATTCTTTTACATAAGGCATTCTTCTAGGCTCTGCTGTAATACTTGAATCTACTGCAAGTTTATCAGATACATGAAGTACGCCATCTACAAAATAATATACTGGCTGTACAGCTCCAGTTACTTGCATATCTATTTCTGCGTCTCCAGATTCATCTGCTAAAGTAAAATTACCTGTAGTATCAAAGTCTCTTCTAAAAAATTGTATAGTAGTATTACCAGCACCCTTATCTATAGGATAAGCTATTATTTGAGTTGGCTGTTCTGTAGTCTCACTTGAATCTACATCAAATTGTAAGTTAAATATAAATGCTCCATTACCCTGCTGAGTATGGGTCATTGTTTCTGCAGAGCTTTTACTAGAAGCATCTGAAGTCGCCTCTATAAGACCTGGATTTGATAAGAAAACATTGTCTGCTTTCTGGACCTGATTGGGTGCAATATCCCTAGGAGAGGACTTAGTATTAAGTCCTCCACTAAAATCATTTAATTGTAATGACCTTCTAGGCATCTATTAACACCCACATCCACATTCACAGTTCATGTCCTTCTCCTTATTTTAGGGCTTTTTTAACTTCAGCCCAGATTTCATCATCTAATTTATTGTCTGACTTCTTGATGAAATAATCACCAAGTTTTAATAACACAGCTTTTAAGATTTTTTCACTTAATAAACCTGTTAATAATTTACTGATTACTACGTTCATGTTATCTCCTATTCTTTAACATTTCCATCTTCTACGTGCTTGTCTAATTCTAGAATTTGGATTGTTTCTAGTTTTTGCAGAACTTCTTTTCAGTTGTCCTAACGACCTTGCACAATAAGACTTTCTTCTTTTAGCTGCTTTACTGCCTTTTTTAACTTTACCAGTAACAGCAGTCTTTAATTTACTACCAGGGTTAGCTCTTCTGTAAGCAGCTACGCCCTTCTTTGTCATTCCAGCACCTTTCTTTGTAGGTCTGTAATTAGCGTTCTTACCTTTAGTAGTTCTTCTTATAGCTTTTGTTTTTCTTTTTCTAGGCATTAATTTCTTACTTCTTTTCTTATTTCTTCCATAATGGTTCTTTCATCAAACTTCATACTAATACCTGGTTCAAATCTTTTAACCTCTTTACCGTTCTCTAAAACAATAATAGTAGGCACTATACTAATATCCCACTCTTTTACTATTGTAGCTCCAATTACTTTATCTTCTATGTCTATTTCTGCTACATAACATAAATTGCTTAACTGCTCTACTTTTACTCTATTGCCGTAATTCCAAGAAGCATTTACTTGTACTACTGAGCAATTTTGTACGTTCAGTAATTGTACGTCTTGGAAGCTATCTAATTTGACTGATTGTGAGTGCAGCCAAGATAGCGATGAGAAGAGCGTTAATACCAAGTATGATATAAATCTGTTGTTCATCTGTAAACCTCATTAGTTATTATTCATATCAAGTAGAGTTTTATTGATACTTCTTGTATCTTCTTTAATGTCATCTACTTTTTCTTCTAATTTTTCTACTTTTTCTTCAGTATTCATAATGCTATTACGAATCATTTGGTCTTTTAAATCGTATTCTGTTCTACTAACTGGTGGTTCTGGTAATTCTTTAGCTTCTTCAATTTCAGCTTGTAAATTAAACCATAAACCAACAATCATAAATATTGTAACACCAATACTGATAAGTGTCTCAATACTAAATGTAAATTTGCTGTCTTTACCTATCTCCATTTTATCCCCTTTATCTCATATCAGCTGGAACAATACCTCTTGTGCCACCTGTTTTATCATTCTTCTTCATACCAAATTTTCTTAGCCCTTCTTTATAATTAACTAGACATTGTTGTGCTGATGCCATTCTAATCTGTGCTATAGCTGGATTATTTTCTCTAGCTGCTGCATCCATAAGAGCTTTACCTTTTACATAATCAATCAACAAAGGCTGTAATGTATTGTCTATATCTAGTGTACCTGTAATAGATGATAACTTTGTTGGTTCAGCATAATAAGATATTACCATACCATCTGTTATAGTATTACCTGAGCCTAGCTGTACTGGTTTTAGTTTAGTTTCAGCAGTCTCTGATGTACCACCGTCACCTATTTCAGTAGCTATGGCTATTCTATCGCCTTCAATCCACCATACGAATGATGTTGATGGGTCTTTGTATGTACTGCTTACTGCTGCCATATTATACCTCTGTCCATGTTGTATTAGCTGATGCTTCGCTATAAAACTGTTTTATTTCCTGATTTGTTAATCTAGGAATTTGTATATATTCACCAGCGTCATTTATAATTGCACATCTAAATACTTTATTCACAGTAATTGCTCTATCATCGTCTAAATTATACCATAACTGATTATGTGCTAAATCAGCTTTAGCATATTCTACTTTTTGCAAAAACTGACCCATATCAATTAATGCTTCATTAATTAAATTTAATATATAGTTTTCTGATGCATCAGGCACTGCCTGTAACACTCTACTGTATATCTCTTTACCTGTAAATTCTATTGCAGCCATTATATTGCTCCTTGTAATGTTTGTATCTGCTCTTTATATCTTGCATCTATCATAGCATATTGTTTTTCATACCAGCCATATTTAGCAATATCTTTTTGTAAGTTAGAATTATATTGCTGTACTTCTTTATTTACATTAGCAGAAAATTTTCCTATATCTGTTTGAAATCTTGAAATTTCTTGAACATAATCTTGTATTGCAGCTTCTAAAGTTCTTGCTTCATTTTGAACGCTAACACTTGTAGCCTGTCTCATTAACTCTATAGCTGCACCTGTAGATGTTTGCATTTTCTGTACTGCTGCACTAGTAGAAGCTTGCATTTTAGCAGTAGCAGCAGATGTTGATGCTTGCATTTTAGCAGTAGCTGCACTAGTAGAGGCTTGCATCTTAGCAGTGCCTGCAGTAGTTTTACTTGATGCTATTGCAGTATTTGCTCTAGTGGTTTCTCTAGCAGATGCAATGCTAGCTTGTGTTGCAAGCTCAGCGTCTTTAATGGTCGCTGTCATAGCTGCTTTTTCATTTTCTACTTCTGTTTTAAAAGCATTTACGTAAGAATTAATTTTTGCTATTTGAGCAGTAGCTAATTCAACATCTTCATCTGTTTCAATTAAATCAGCTGCAACATCAAAGAATTTATCTGAATCTATTTGGTCATCTGCTGTACCTTTAGTACCTGCTGTTAAAGTAGTCAAAGAACCACTATTTGATGTTGTTGGTGTAACTTTACTGTAAGCAGAATCAGTACTTCCACTAGCACTACCTGCAGATACTGATGTTTCTCCAGTATATCCATCTTGTGCAGCTGCTATAGAGTCCTGTGCTGCTGCTATAGAATCTTGTGCTGTTGCTACTGCATCTTGAGCTGAGCTAACAGAGCTACCAACAGATGCATCACTATATGAAATACTAGGTGCATCTGGAGTGCTAGGTGCACTTGAACTTATACTTAATGCACTAATTGCATTCATGTCATTCATTAATCTATTTAGAGCATTTCTTGCTCCATATAAAACTACTGCTTCTTCTGCTTCATCAGGAAAGTTTGCTATTACGCTATCTCCGTATGCTACAGTTATTGAAGAGTTTACAAATACAACTCTACTATCATTGCTTGCATTACTACCTGGATATGTATTTAAAACATCATTTTGTATAATATATGCTGGGTCACTTTCTGAAGCAGCTTCCATATAGTTTGTATCATTTACTCTTCCCATCATTGAAGGTGGTAGTTTTCTACATGGTGTATAAATTTTACTTGTATGATTGTTGTCTTTTCTAACAACTGATAAAATCTTTTTTCCCTCTACGTCTATATTGTTTGTAAAGTTTTCATTACTTGCTACTCTTTCAAGCTTATTTAAAGGAAGTACATTTATTACAGAACGAGCACCAGCTGACAGCCAGTCATTAACACTAGCTTGTTTTGCTGAAGTGTCAGCATCAAATCCAGTTAAATCTTTTATTCTTGTTGCAAAATTAGCCATCTATCACTCTACTGTTATTTAATTTATTAATTTCTTCGTTTACTCTTTTTCTTTCTTTTTCAAGACGTTGCATTTTTTTTTGAAAGTTGTATTCTTCAGCTTTTCTTTTGTTTTCTTGCATCTGTTTATTAAAATCTTTTCTTTTTTGTTTAAAAAGCCTTACTTGTTTTTTAGCATATCTACCTATAGATTTTTCATCAATAGGACCAGACTCTGCCATATGAGCTGACAAAGGCTGTTCTTTACGACCTAAAAAATTATAGTTCCATGGATTTTTTTTATCTTTATTCATCCTTGTCCTCTATATTTTTTCTTATAATGCTTTTTACTCATTTTATTTCCAAACTTTGTATTCACGCTTTGACCTTGTCTTGTCTTCTTCTTGCCATTTGTATGTCTGACTTGTGTTCCAAAACTTGGTCTAGGCATTACTTTCTCTTTCTACTATTTCTTTTTCTAGCAAATGTACGCACATTTGTAGGCTTTCCCCCTACTCCTTGCTTTTTTGCTCTCTTTCTTCTTACAGCACTTCTTTTCTCTGCAGCAGTCATTCTTGCTGCTTTTGCAGCTGGTACACACTTAGGATATTTTCTTTTACTACCTTTGGCAGATTTACGACCACATTTCTTGTAGCCTCCACCTTTTTTCTTAGAACCTATGTCTACCCAGTTCTCACTGAACCACTTCCTAAGTCCACCTCTGTAAGCCATTAATATCTACCACCACGTTTTTTATATTCTCTAACAAGCCAAGCATTAGCATAAGCTGATGGGTAAACATCAAACTTACGCTTAGCTGCTGCTTTAACTCTAGCATATAGTGCCTTGTTTTTTGGTGTAGGCTTACTACTTCTTTTTTTTCTTTTTACTGACTTTCTTTTTCTTGCCATAAACTTTCTTCTTCATTTTTTTTCCTGCATGATAAGGCATAGTTTTTTTCTCCCTATAATTTAATCCCACTTAATCAGTGAGTTCATCTTCTTTTCTCTTAACTTTGCATTTTTCTTTTTAGTTTGCTCTATATGGTCTCCCATACTTTTAGAACCAAAATCTATTTGGTCTTTTCTAATAGCTGTAGCCATAGGAGTATCTCTCATAACGAATTGCGTGCTCCACTTAGGTGGATGTGCACGTTTACCACAAGAAGGACAGTTAAACATACCCTCTGGGTTTGGTGCATTACAATGCTGACACTTACACATTATTTATAAAGAATTATATATGCAACTCTAGAAGCATCTAATTTTACTGCCTCTGTTGAAATAATTTCATTGTTTGTGCTGTCTAAAGTATTAACAAATTCTTTAATATCATTTGCTAATGAACCAGATGCATCATCTGCTTTCACACTTAAATCATTAATAATTACTTTTACATTTGCGTTATATACTGCCATGTTATTCTCCTATTATTTAAAATTTTTTAGCTGTTTGGGAGAGCGTTTAAACGCCCTCCCCAGTAGCTTAACTGTTATTAGGTATTGCTTGATGAAGTATTAGCAGCAATGTCACTTACGTCGTGAGCACGCCCTTCTACTATCCAGTTATTACCATCAGAAACACATTTCATATAAACGTGTCCAATGGCAGCACCTGATGCAAATTCAAGCTCATCGTGTGATGTGCCGTTAAATGCAACATTAGATGGTGTAGCTGTTTCAATGTCAGAAATACTTCCAACAAAGAAATCAGTTCCATCTTTAGCTTGAACAGTAATTTTTCCATCAAGAGCAGCGTTATTAATAAATTCGTAATATACTCCTTCATTATCAGCTGCTGCTGGTAAATTAACATCAACTGCACCACCAGTTGCTCCCATAACTACTAACGCACCACTCATGTCAGCAGTTAAAGCTCTTGGTGAAACACTGTTGTCAATTTTCACTAATTGTACTACTTGTTTATTAAAAGCAGCACTATTTTGTTCTAGTACTCTTGCTTTAGCCATCTTATACTCCTTCCAAGTTGATTAAGTAATGAGATTCTGGTAAACATACCTCAAGACCTGCTTCAGTAAGAATCATGTCTTTTCTCAAGTCTTCATCTGCACCTTGTACATTTGTCATAACTTGAGTATCTCTGTTAACTCCATTACCAACTAATGGTCTGTAGTATAGTTTGCTCATATCAGCCATCAACATTAAACCAGATGAATGACCTCTGAATAGTGGCTCTTTTACTAAGTAAACAGAACCGTGTACAGTGTTAATCTCCATTAACTGGTGACCAAACGCTCCACCTAATTCATCCATATTAATCTGATATTGTGTTGATTCAGTTGATTTATCAACAAACGCACCATCACCCATTTTATTGAAGTAAGAAATTACAGGAAGAGAAGCTAATGCTAATCTTTCGTTACTTCCACCTCTTGCTGGGTCAAATAGTACTTCAAAGTCACCTAATAGTGAGTCATAAGTTAATTCAGCTTCGTCATAGGTTTTTGCGTATGCTTTACCTTGTTCATAAGTTAAAGCTGCATCTCCAGCTACGAATGTGCTGTTTTTAATAATATGTCCTACTAGACCTTCTGAATATTGAATGCCATCAATTCTAGCCTTTTGGTTGAAAAGCATAGCTCTTTCAATATCAATTTTGTGCTCTCTCATTTTCATAGCTAGCACTCTTTCAAATTCGTTGGAATATCCACGAAGTTGAGTTGCGTATGCAGTGTTTGTAACCTCAGCTGCAGTTTTGAAGATTTGAGTATATCCAAATCCATCATCGATGCCTTCTGAGAATACGTCTGGTGAACCAGAACCTTCTGCGTATGCTGAACCAATGATTTGACATGGGTCACCATCTTCGATTGAGTCTGAACCAGAAACACCTGATACTGAAATACATTTTGCTAAGAATGTAGTGTCTGCTCCATTATCTGTTGGTGCACTCTCTACTCTTAATATTGCATTTCCATAACCCTGTGTGTCATCTCCACCACGAGTTCTAACTGCGATTACCATACCTTTGACTAAAAAGTCAATAGATGCTGGTGATGATGCATTATCATCTACAGTTACTGTGTAATTTGTACCTGCAACTACAGTGCCTACAGCTCCATCAATAAAGAAGTTTCTACTTGTATAACTAATCTTTGACCTATCTTCAAGATAACGGAACAAAGAATCGTCAGTAGGAAGTTTAGCTGTTTTTGATAAGTACACGAAGAATGGTGATTCTTCAGGTGCTAATTCAGCGATTCTGTCGCTGAAGTTAAACAGTCTTCTTTGGTCAGGAGCAACACCAGTGCCAGAAGCACCAGTAGCTGTAGTGGAAGCAGTCAAATTACTTGCTTTAAGTTGTCCACTTGTTATTGCCATTTTAATTCCCCTTTACGTTTATTTTTTAATACTGCCACGTATAGAGCGTGTATTACCAGCTTTCATAATATTGGACCACATATTATCTTCATCAGATGTTTTAGGAGGTTCTCCACCTTGAACTAAACCAGCTGACTTAGGTTTTTGTTGTGTTCGCTTTACGCTTTCAATATTTTCATTTACTTGTGGTAAACCGTTTTTATTTGTATTCCATACGTTAAACAGTGTCTCTAGAGGAAGTTGTTCTTTAGGTTTTGTAACAAAATCTACAAAGTCGTTTGCATCAGCTTCAGACATCTTGTATTCAGTTTGTGCTCTTAATTTAAGAGTGTCCACTTGACGCTGTGCTTCTAAGCGACCCATATAGTCTCTCATTCTTGAGCTAACAGCATCATCAATCTCTTGTTGTCTTAATTGATACGATTTACTATTTGGATTTGTATACGCATCCCAAGGATTAAATTCCTCTTCATTTATTTGTATTTGCTCTTTGTCCTGTCCTTTACCCCCTGTTAAGTGGTTTCTAACAACGTCTACCAGCTCAGGATTATCCTGAAATAGCTTTGCTACTGGTTTTACTTTGTCTAACTCAGCCTGAGCTTTATCATACATAGACTGGAATTTACGTGCCTCATCTTCTTGTGGTACGTCAGAACTCAAATCCTGTTGAACCTCTGGCTCACTTAAGTCATTATTTTCAGAAGTTTCAGAACCTTCTAAAGTTTCATTTTCATTTATCATTTCGTCACTCATTTTATTTTCCTTCCGATGTGCTGTTATTGTTCACCAATATCTTCTGACAGTAATGAATTTATTCCAGCCTGCACCTGTTGTTCTTGTTGACGTTTGGTTCTCTCTGTATTTACTTTCTGTTGAGCCTTTGCTCCAGTAACCACTTTATTAAGTTCAGATTTAAATTTCTGTACCTCAACACGTTTTCTGTCAGACATAGACTCTCTCTGGGCAGTTTGTAAATCTCCAGATAGAAGTTTTATCTGGTCTTGTAATTGACTAATAATACCTTGCATTCTTTGTACTTCGCCAGTACGTTGCAAGACACCTTCTTTGTCAAAGATTTCTGTTTTCTTTAACGCTTCGGTTCTATCAATCAATCCTAACTGATATGCTTCTAGATACATTTGATATTCAGCGTGTTTGTTATTAGGCATTGTTGAACCTGAAACAACACGAACATCAAACTGTCCTGAAGTAATATCATTTTCTATTTTGACCAATTCTTTTGTTTTATCATCATACAATCTATTGTTAATAGCAAACTGTGTAATATCATTGTTTGGTTGTACGATTCTAAATTTCTTTTCAAATGTGTAATGTTCTTTAGACATTTGATATAATACTTTCCCAAGCTGTTGCAATGCCATTTCAATGTCACGCAACTTAGAAGCACCACGACCTTCTCCCATTTGTGCTAGTAGCATTGTGCCACGTACACTTTGAGGTGCACCTTCTTTGAACCCCTGTAATAGCTCAGGAACTCCGAAGTTTAAGTCAATATAACGCTCTACTTGATTAATAAGAGCATAGAACTGACTTGTTAAAGGTTGTGGAGAAGGAAAATGTGGTTCTCCATAACTTGGGTCATATTCTATTACAGCATTAGGATTAGCCCAATCTTTCTCAAGTTGTGAAATACTTTCCACACTTCCTTGTGGTACTAATAGTTTTAGACCAGCAGAAGTTTGAGCATGAGATAATGCAAGAGAGAATAATTTATTAAGTAGTCTCTGCATATCTTTAACTTTATTCACATCTGATTTAGGATATGGTGTATTAGTCCATATATTTGGTATAGGAACGATAGGATAAGTATCAGTGTCCAATATAGTTTCATATAGAAGGACTTGTCCTAATGATGCTGTAACTTTAATTCTTGTTTGTGGTATTTCTACAAAAGCATAAGTATTGTTATTAAACTGAGCTTCATTTTCAGCCATAAATATTTGAAATGCTTCTGCACTCATAATTGTTTCAGTATTGTTTTGTTGGTCAGCTACTCTGTAGTAAGGCACTCTTACTTTACTGAAACGTTCAATAATACGATAACGTTGTGCTATTGTACTTTCATAATCTTTATCTTCTACTTCAGCAGGTGTAAATACATTCTGTGAGTTTTTCTGCTGCGAGTCAGGGTAATCATCATAATAGTCAGACATATTATGTGTTTCAATGTTTGGTAGAAACTCTTCTACATCTGGGTATAAGTCTAATAATTGCTCTTTAGTTAAGATAGTAGACATTAAAATGTTTGCAGCATCTTTAAAATACCTGTCTCTAGAAGCAGGGTCTACGTACACTCTAAATGGATTGACATGAGTAAACATGACTTCTCCTCTACCATAATCTGCTTCTGGTTCTACGTATGCATAGAAATAACCAATACCAGCAGTTGCATAATCGTGTACAGCTTGTTTGAAGTGATGCTGCCCATCTGATATATCATAGATATATTCTAATAACGTTCTCCAAACATTAGCTAATTTCGTATCTGAATCTTCTCTAGCAGTAACACCAAACTTTACAGGTCTTGATGTCATTAGAGATTTTAGCTTATCTATAGCAGCATAGATTCTGTCAATAGTAAAATCTGCTTGACCTACAGATTGTAATACTTCTGACTCTTGCTCTGTATAATGATTCCCTAGTGTAAAATCTATTGCGTCTCTAGCTTCAACATCCCAGTCTCTTCTAGCTTCTGCATAACGTTGAAAAATTTCTCTATTTTCTCTTGCTTTATCGTCTTCTTTGATTCGTGACATTATCTTACCTTCATTTGTTGTCTGCGTTTTCTATCTTTCTTAATAGCTTTTTGCTCTTTCATTAGACCTCTAGTTGGTAAATAATCTACTTTCCCTGCATCTCTTTGAGCATTATATTCTGCTCTTCTTAAATTTTCTGCTTCAACAGTAAATCTTTTCATAAATCCTTTTGTCTTATCTTTGGTCTTTTTGCCAAAGTTGTAAAGTCTTCTTCCTAAACCTTGTGTATCTATTTTCATGCCTGCTCCGTATACGGTTGTAAAAATTCTTTGTAGAACTCTTTGTTTCTACCTAACCTTCTTCTTTTGCCCTCTGGGTCTCTAAATACTCTTTCATACTGCTTGAACCCAGGTCTTCCTGGGTCGTCTTCCAATGCACCATCTACATTGTTATGCATTAAAAATTTTGCAGTAGTTGGGAACTTTTTTAGCCCCCCTAAGTTAAAACAGTAATCAGCTAAGGCATATTTCAGCCTATCATCCACATCAGACCATTTTCTATTTCTGCTTACACAGAAGTTTTTAGCTTTTACAACAGATAGTTGTGCTTCATGCAACAAGAGGTCTTCTACCTCTCTTTCGCTCATACCTGTTTTCTCATAAGTATTTTGTTCTTCAAGCGTTTTTAGCTTGTAGCCGTACCCAATAGTTTTTAACCCACCTTCAGGTGAGTCGTACGGATAAAACTTTTCCCCTACTTTATTTGCGTAACCTTCTACCCTTTTTAAGTAGTCAATGTATTGTTCTAATGTATAATCAGATACCATAACCCTGTTTAATTTAAAACAGCCTTTTAGGCGATTTCTCATATTTTTAATCCTGTCATCCAATTTATTTTTGTACGTGCTTGTGTTGGAAAATCATCTGGTCTTTCATACTCATCATTTTGTATTACTCTACTTCTAGGTGCTTTAGCAAAAAAGTCTGCATAATACAATCCATCTAGCAAGTCATCATGTTTTCCTTTAGGAAACTCAAAGATTTCATCTATTAGTTCTGAATGTTCTTTTTTAATGTATAGTTTCTTGCTATTGATAATACTACCCAAAGACATTTCTAACCTGTCTTCTTTTTTAATACCATGTGGAGGTCTTACTCCTTTGTTAATACCAGGTAATAATCTTTTTTCTTTACGTGCCATACGTTCTAGCATATCACGCACCATTTCTTGTGCACCTACTGTTTCTACAGCACATCTACGTATTGGTGAGTATTTCTTAGCCATCTTTAATATTTCTTCTGGCATATCAAATGCTGGTATCTTATCGTGATAGTAATCTATAACATATCTGTTTTTGTCTGCATCCATACCCATTACTACAATTACTTGATAGTCAGAGGTATTAGATGCTGTATGTGCTAAGTCAACACCCATGTATGTGTAAATAGGTATCATTTCTTTGTCATCTCTTAAATAAGTAAACTGTCCATCTGTATGAAACTCATAATTGTGATAATGTATATTATCCATCTTAAATGACGCAGACGCAGCATCTCTAGCATCGTTTAGATACTCTTGAGCAAACTTATCTACTTTACCTGCCTCTATGTATTCTTTTCTTTTTTGATTTAACTTAGACAATGGAAATTGTTCTTCCCATGCTGCTTTACCATCTTCTATAGCACGAATGAAGGTTACATCCCACGGATAAGACTTTTTTGTCTTTTCTGATTCTTTCCATCCATCTACAATGTTTTGTAAGAATGCATCATAGTGTACAATCGTACCAGATAACCATATCCATCCTTCTTTACCAGGACTTTCTTCTAGCGATGGATATACTGTAGATACAATCCATTGTTTAATCTCATCTCTACGTATAGCAGTCTTTGTATTTAACTCTGACTCAAAGTCATCTAGTATAATACCTGTATAACGTGTATCTACCTCAGCACGACCTCTAAGACGCTGTGAAGTACCTTTTGCTATAATACGATGCCCTTTTGTAGTAATTAAGTCTTTTTCTGTCCATCTCTTGCCTATGTCACCCCCACATAGATTACCAAAGTAATATCTAATAGCTTGATTTGTTTCTAAATGGGAACGTATGTACTTGACGTGGTCAATAGACTGACCTTGTTCTTCAGCTACCCAAGCCATAAACATAGATTGGTCTTCTGGTGTAAAACACAGCTTGTGCATGATTGCTGCTTTCATTAATACTGATTTTCCAAAACCTCTTGGAAGCACATTACAAATACGTGCTCCAGGTTTTGTACTAATTAATTTTTTACCAAGGTCGTAGTGAAAAGGAGGGGAAGCTGATTTATGTAAAAAATCATTTGGTAAAAACAACTTACCAAACAGTATTAAATCTTTAGATGCTTTATGTAACAGCACCTCCTTATCAGATAAACTAAGCTTTTCCATTATTTTCTATAAATTCCTTACTAAACCCTATCAAGTCCATATCTTCGTCATACATACAAAGACACGCACAATCAACAGTAATGTACTTATCCATAGGGATATTCATGATAGTATTTAACAAAAAGTCACTATACGTTATCGGCGACTTCTGTATCTTCACTTTCCTCTCGCACATCTGGCAGTTGAGGTATTTCTCTTTCTTGGCTTGCGATTTGTTTGACATCTTTCCCTTCCAATGCTGCTAGTTGTTCAGGGCTAAAACCCTTAAACAATGCGATAGATTCAGTTTTTTGTTCTTTCTTACCTAGTAACCCAGATATTTCCATTAGCATCTTTAGCGACGAAATCTTATCGCTATCTCTTGCTTCAACATTATCTACAATCTCTTTTGTCTTTAATAGTAGATATTCTGGCGTTATCTCTGTCTTATCTAGTATTTTCTGTATTTCTTTATCAATCAAGGTTTGTATCCTTTCTGTTTTTAACAACATACTACTTTGCTCTTTGATATATTGCTCAGACTTTGCTTTAGGATAAGCTCGTTTAAACGACTCTATTATCCCATCGCCTTTAGCAACATATCTAGCAAATAAAAATTCTTGCTTTGTTGGCTTGACACGTTCTTTAAATACAGTATTAGAGTTCTTTCCACTAAACTTGTATATGCTTTCACGCATCTCGCCTTCCATTTTTATGGTAGGAGCACAGTTAAACATTCCAATCGCTGTGCGTACATATCGTTCGTTGTTGATTACCCCACGTTCTAACACCTCACAAACCTGCCCATCATCTGTTAAAGTCCATGAACCTACTGGAGCATTCCTCCACTCTTCTAGTACGTCTTGTAATGGCATAGCCTGCCTGAGCTCGTTGATATTGTCATAAACAATGTGCTCCTGACCTTTTATAGTTCTTTTCTTCATTTACGGTGTACGATGTATTCTGGGTCTTTATCACTTAAACGCACTTCTACCCATCCTTTTGTTTGTGGTTCAAACATAGCATAGCGTGCATATTCAGCATATCCTATAAAAGAACCCCCACGCACGAACCATTGTCTTTTTACTTCTTCGCTATCTTGCATAATTTCAAAAGAATCTATTGGTTTTGCGTATAATTGGTGGTTATGCCCCAAATAATACATATCAGCGTCAGGAAATATGTTTCTAAGCCTTGTTAGCTCCAAATCTCCGTTTTTTGCACCACTTTTTCCATGTCCACTTGCAAATGTGAAGCGATTATGCTTGTAATTAATCACTGCATACCCTGGAAATGGATAATATGGTACTTCAAGGTCGTCACATAGCACACGAATTATGTCAATTCCTGCTAATCTAACAGAACGTAGCGTATCATGATTACCTCCACGTAAAAATACACACTTATCCATGATAGGTCGTATCATTTTAACAAATTGAGCGTATTGTTCGTTGTTATCAAACAACTGGTCGCCTTCTGGTATGTGATAATTAGGTGGAATAAACTCTAACATATCACCATTACCGAACCAAAGTGCATTTGGGTCTTCATCTATCATCTGTACTGCTTTTAAAAACAGACTTCTGTCAAAGACTTTACTCCCTACGTGTATATCTGTAAGACAATGTAGGTTTACTTTAGCTTTTTTTGTATTGTGTTCTAATATTTTACCTGGATTAATCATTCTGTTCTCCGTTTTCTGAGTCATATTGTTTACTGTACATAGTATAACTCAATAATATTATACTATAATTTATCAAATCAAGCATTGTGTCTTCTACCTTTTCTTCATCTATAGCTCTTTCTCCATTTCTCTTCAAGAGATTAGAGATTCTAGCTATTTTATCAGAGATACGAACAAGAATGCCAGTCGGTGCATCACAAATCTTCAGTGCTTCTACCATTTCAAAGTTAGAAAATGGTTCTTTTATTTGTGCATAGTCTGTATTCTTATCATCACACAGTGCTTTTGCTTTTTTAATAATTGCATCGTAATTAGGAATCATATTTTCCTCCTGCTTTTTTCCATAAATATTCACCAAAACCAAGTTGGTACAAACTATTTGCTAATACTTGTACTTGTGTTTCAGTCATGTCTAAACTAGTTCCGTGTGTAATACCATGTAATACTTCATGTATTAATACTTCTAATAGTTTACTGTCTTTCATTTCGTGTTCTAGTACTATTTCACAGTTACGCATAGAAATAGCACCTAGTATTTCTGATTCATTTGAACCTAGGTCTACTTTAGCACCAGATATAAAACGAATCGTATACTCGTGACCGTTAATAGGTAGCTTCATTGTTTTATTTTTTATCTTCTTTAGTTTTTTCAACTTTAGCTCCCTTTATTTCGTCTTGTAAAAATTTATTAAATTTATCTGTATCTTTTTTCATTTTAATATATTTATTAATGACTGATTCTATTAACATTGTTTTTTCATGTAGTCTAAATATATCCTGTCTAATGAGGGCTAAATGATATAGAATATCTTTTTTAGTTGGTTTTTTTGGTTTTTTTATTGGCATTCTTTTTATCCTTTCTAAAGATTTTATCCCAGCGTTCTTCGTATTGTTTTCTAGATATAGATGTAGGTCTTGGTTTATCGCCCTTACCTGCTCCATTTGGTTCTTTGAACATATTAAAGCTTAAACCTATAGATTGGAAAAAGTCAAGAAAAAAATTATAATATTTTTTACACCCTTGCTTACTTTGTACTTGACATCTGCCGTTTTTTTTGTTAACTTTAGTTAGGATAACTATACAAACCTACTAGCTAGTATAGTTATATAGTTAGCCGTTCCTGTAACTCTAGCAATATCAACACTTCCAGACACAACACAAACTAAAAAAATAGCCCAAGTATTTGTGAGGTTCTTTTTTTTAAATCGCCCCCCCAGTCTTTTTCTAGTTAGGATTTCTAGAAGTTCGTTGAGATTGCTATTAAGTCTTGATATTGTTAGACTTACAAGAATATGACAAAGTCAAGCATTATTTTTTATTTCTTTTCTAGCCAACTTTTCAGAAACTTGTTTGTCGACGGAGAGCTAGCATCACTTGACAAACGCCAGATTATTATTATATTACAGACCATTTTCATACGCCTGAAATTATATATAGTTCCTATATCTAGACCCAAGCCAGACCCATCCCATATATATAGACAGCGTTTAAACATACCCTAAATACCTATATTACCAGCCCCAGATTTAAAGCTTGGATGGTTTAAACAGCCTAAGCCAGAGCCCCAGATTTGAGCCGATTTTATGACGACAAAAAAAAATATTTGCACAAAGTGTAAAATATGTTATATTGTCTTATGATTTTAACACACATAAACAAAGGAAATAAAATGAATAAACAAGCGGTGGCGACCCCAAACGCAAAAAAGATTAGAGGCTTTAAAGTAGTGAACCACGACGTAGCAGTTACGCAATGGTTCGAAAAAGCGACGCAAGAGCTAAGCGACAAAGTATTTAGACCGCACGGCTTTAAAGTTCCGAAAAATATCCGTATCAATGTTTCAGAGATGAAGACAGCGAATAAGACCCACGGACATACGACGCTAGGCAGATGCTACCCAACGGCTTACACCAGAGGAACAGCAGACAACCCAAGCCCAAAAGCTGAAGTTGTGAATATTATTCAGATGAACATCGCAACGACTGGAAAAGATAACAGCGTCGAGGTTCTGGACACACTAGCTCACGAATTAATTCACGCTATTGACGACAACAAAAGCGGACACAGAAAAGGCGGAGCGTTCGACAAGATGGCGAGAACCATCGGACTTGAAGGCAAGCTAACCAGTACATACGCTGGCGAAGAGCTTAAACGTCGTTTAAACGGCATCATTAAGACTATCGGAAAATTTCCGCTTAGACAGGTAAACCTTGAGGGCTTACGCCGTGATACGAATAGAAATTTAAAAGTTGTATGCCACGGCACAGAGAACGATTGCGACCACGGATTTAATACAAATCGTTTGAGAATAGAGCAGATGACAAGCAGAACTTGTTTATGCTGTGGTGAAGGAGAGTATCATATTCAACTAGGCAAAAAATACGGAAAGGCTATTATTAGCATCGACAAATTTTTTAGTTTAGTGAATGATAACGAGAAGGTGAACGGCAAGCAAAACCTTGACGACACCATCGGCAACATCACAGAAGAGCTAAAATGGGAGGATGCCTAACTGACGAGCCCACAAGGGCGAAACTGGGGGCGTCGTTTAAACGGCGTCTCTAGTCTTAGGCTTAAATTAACAAACATACTGAGGAGGTATTATGAATTATACAGGCTTAAATTTGAGACAAATCAAGGGCTTAGAGGCTCAAGCAGAGCAAGGCAGACAAGCCAGAGAGAACAGAGACGCTAAGAAGATTAAACAGCGTTTAAACAGAGCGAAAGCTAGAAGACAGGAGGCGAAATAATGACCTATTCAAGACAAGTAAAATTAGACTATATCAGAAGAGGAATTATTAAAGTAGATATAGAAAATTTAAAATGGAAAATAGAAGAGCAAAGAGACATTTGTATTAACGGAGATTTAGCCATTGGACAGCCTTTAGAAGTAGAGGCTGGCATTAGCCCAGACTTATTAAAGCTCTGGGATTTAGAAGAGGAATTACAAACAGCACAGGAGGTGAAATAATGAGACAAATAACACTAAAAACAGCAACGGCTTTTTTAAATCAAAAGCCAATGAAAATGGATAATACCAGAGTAGAAGTGAGAACTATTGAGATGCCAGTATTAAACGGCTCAAAAATGGAGAAGAACGCTGTACAATCAGATATGTATCTTCATAATAATTGGATAGCTCAATTCAATAAAATCAGCAAGGGGCTTTGGTTCTCTTTAGCTGGTTATAACACACGAACAACAAGAGAGCGTTTAAACGGCTTGTTCGAAACTTACGGCTTAACTTGTAGAGTAAGACAGATTAAAGGTAAAGCATATATTTCTACACCAACAGAGCTTGTAGAAATTGACCCAGATAAAAAATATGTCATAGGCGGAGGCAAGCACACCAGCCAGAGCATCGTAAAAGATTTTCAAAATATGAAATCTATTTACACAGCTTGCGGTTGGGTAATGCCAGAAGATGTTGCTGGCTTTACATTCTAAAACAAGACCAACTAAAAAAAGAGGGCTAGAAATAGCCCTTTTTTTTTGCCCTTTTTTTCAGAGCGTTTAAACAGCGTCTAGAAGTTTTCCACAAATTGTGGATAAAATGTGGATAACTTTTATGTGGATAACTTGTTAATAACTTTGTGGATAACTTGTGGATAAGTATGATGTGGATAAGTTGTGGATAACTTAACAGCGTTTAAACAGCGTGTTTTTTATAGCTCTAAATTCTGGAATATTTGAACAAAGTTTCAGACGACAAAACATTTTTTGCATACCATAAGACCTTTTTTTTATTTTATTGCGTTCTAGGGCTATTCTCTGGCGTTTATAGAGGAGCAAAATCACCCAGAAAAAAAAAGTTCTTGACATCTGAGCTTTTTTATACTATGAAAACTTTTTTAAAATATTTTTATTTTTTTGCTTGACATTGGCTTTAGAATTTGCAAATTTCCTACATATTGCAAAACACACAAAGGAGGCAGTATGAAAATAACTAAAAGATTTACAAAAGCTTTGAGAGACTACAACGGAAGAGCACAAAGCACTAGAGAGGCTATCAAAGAGTTAAACGAAAAGAAAACTTTAACTATATTTTGTCATCTTACAAAAAGAAATATAACTTTGAATATGACAACTGAAGATGCAGAGATGGCTTTAAATATGCTTTACTCTGATGCTGGAAGAGATGAGAGCAACCCAATGCGACCAGTTATAAATAATGTTGATGCTTGGGGTCAAACAGCAGAACAAAAAAGATTTCTTATGTCTTTTTTACCAACAGACCCAGAGACACTGGACAGCTTGAACAATTTTAGTAAAGCTTGGATGTTTGGTAGAAAAGAAAACGGAACAAAGAAAAATAAAACACAGAGCGTTTAAACGAGCTCTAAGGAGGACAATATGAAAGAAAGATGGATAAAAGAAACAAAAGCAGATGGTACAACTTACTACTGGACTATTAGAAAACAAGAAACAAATAAAAATGGATGGGGCTGTGGTTATGTAGCTTTACCTCCAGGGCACCCTTGGGCTAATCAACATTTATTTGCTTATAGCCCAGACTTAGCAAACTACGATGCTATTACTGGTGAAGAAAACAAAGTAAAACAAATACCTTTTTATGACAGAGAGCTAACAGCTGGATTTCACTTGGTAAAAGAGCCAGACAGCTGGCAGTGGGCTCACGACAAAAAGCGAGGATTTAATAAGGATATGGAAGGATATTATGTTATTGGATTTTACGCTAATAATGGAGAGTTTGATAGTATGAGTGATGTTATAGGTAGTACAATAAAACTAATGGATGAGGCTGACTTATTTTTCAGAGACTACAACACTATTACCAGACCATTAGTTGGTAATGCCTATCTGTTTGACAGAGATTTAGTCAAAAAAATCAATGAGTTAGTAGAAGATAAATTTGGAGTAGGCACTAAGCTGTTGTAAGAGAGCGTTTAAACGAGAGGAGGATAATATGGACTACAAAACAATAGTAATGAGCATAAAAAAGAGTTGCGAGACTACGATACAATGCAACAAGAGAATAATGGAAACAGAGTTTGAGGATTTTGATGGAAGATATTATGATGAAGAAAGTCAAGAGTATGCTAAATTAGAAACTGAAAACACACAAGCAGAAATAATGTTGGATGGAATAAACAAACAACTGAAACAAATGGGAGAGAGCGTTTAAACGAGGTCAAAAAAAATCTTGACACTTGTTTTAGAATTTAATAGTATTAGCTAACACATAAACTAGGAGGTATTATGAATAAAACAATTAACAACTTAAAACTGAGCCATTGGAATGCTAATCGCCAGTTAAGAAGGTTTAAAAATCTTGGAGCAAAACTAGGAATAGATTGGAACAAATTGCAAGACAATGAGCTCCGTTTAAACGACACCATATCAAAAGAAGGTATCGTGTTTGTTATTGCTCAAGAGGATGCAGAGTGGAGACAGCTACGAGGTCGTAGTCATAACTGGTATGAGACCATCTCTATTAACAAAGATGATGTTGTATTAGTACTTAAAGATGGTAAACCATTGTGGTATAGAGAGGATTGGCTTAGACATAGAGGAGCACACGGAGGCAGAGAATACACAGCTACTATATGTGGTAAAAGTTCTTACTCTTATTCTACACATACTTTTGGTAGAAACATCAGAGGCTTACAAAGTATTACTGGTCTTAAAAAAGCAATAAATAGAAATGGATTAGTGGTCAAATACTTACACTTATCTTTGAAAGAAGATATGCCGTATATGACAGCTCAAGACAAAGCAAGCGAGAGAAGACAACACCTAGAAAATAATCTGAAGTGGAAAGACGATAAGCAAATCAAAGAAGAGTTCTGGGCAAAATTATCAGCAATGTACAAGAGCCGTTTAAACGACCCAGTGATTATCAAGAAGAAGTTTAGAAAAGCTAGACAGCTTTGCATCAATGTAATAGGACAGGGCTCTTATGATGAGCAGTCAAGATTTGCTGGTATGTTAGGCAACTTGATTGACAGCTATCAAGCTTATGAGAAAGAGCGTAAAGACAGCAGAGGTCATAGATACGACCCATCTTACTACGTTAATGAAAAAGCAAAGAGCTTTCAGACAGCTTACCTAGACATTGTTCAAGATAGAGAACATTGGAACTGGTCAAGAAGTGGATATATTAGTGCTTAACAAAGGAGGCAATATGAATAATAAAACAACAGGTATGAGCAAAAACTCAATGGAATTAAGAAACGATTTAAGTAAAACTTTAACAAATACAAACAGAGTGTTGATGAACGTATTTATCTACTCTCAAATGGTATGTGTATTTTTAGTGCTGTTATTAAGTCATCACGACTACACATACTTAACAAATGCTGGACATATATTTCTGGAAAGCATCTTGTTATTCTTTACTTGGATAAGTGTAATAACGATTGTAGGGAACTTAATGATTAGAGCTTGGAGAAAAATCTTCAAGCTACAAACTAATCAATGTTCAATATGGTTGTAGGCATCGTTTAAACGAGGTCAAATAAATAGCTTGACATTGGTTGTAGGATTGGCTAATGTCAAGCAACTCACTAACACACACGGAGGGTATATGGAAGACATAATAAACAACTACTACCAACAGGGTGGCATAGCTATGATGGTTCAAGACCTAGCTAAGAACAAGATAGCCCCATCAAAGTTTTGGCAGTATTTCAGACAAGACTACACAGCTATTGATAATGTTCACACGATGATGACGAACAAAGATTTACAGGACATACTAACTTATCACTACGATGATATAGGATTTAGTATGAACACAAAAGAGTATGAAACATACGAAGATATACTGATGGAACACGATGAGATACTCTTATACAGAGGTACTCTTGGAGAGTATGAACACGGCTTTAGCTGGACACTGGATAAGAACAGAGCTTATTGGTTTGCAACTAGGTTTGCAAAGGTCAAGAAAGACAAACAACCAGTAGTTTACACAGGTCGTTTAAACGCTCTTGACTTTTTAGTTTATTGGGAACAGGAACAAGAGGTATTTGTACCACCAACATTTTTATATAACATAACAAAGGAGGAAGTATGAAATTTAAATTTATTACTGATTATATTGATGAGATGTGCAGAGATAAGTATGGACACACTAACTGGGCATTTGAACACACTATGAGTGCTGGTGATTTATTGCTGAAGAAAGCAAAAAAACAAGTACTGAATGTAATACCAACCATTGTAATATTTAAAGATGAAGGAGGAGATGATGAGCAAAACACACAAAATAAAAGAAACTAGATTATGGACTTGTGAATATGAGATTGAAATAAGGGGATTTTTATCTGATGAAGATATAAATGAGGCTATTGCTATGGCTTGGCAGACCACTGAAGTTAAACGCTGGTTTGTTTTTAGAACTGAGGATAACAGAGAAGGTAGAGTTAGAAAACTATCTAGAGAAATCTATGATGACCATAAACACTTAGAGCGTTTAAACGAAACAGAAGAAGAGTTTGATTATAGAATTAGCAAATTAAGAGAAAATGCTTGACAAGTTGCTAACATACTAGCTAAACTAACAAAGAGCTAGCAAGCTAGCTAAACACTAAAACTAACAGAGGAGTTTGAAATGAGCGATAAGATAAAATTTTATAGCCGTACTGGATACGGAGAGTGGAACGAAAAAGTTGTAGGCAAAGCAAAAAAATTCTGCGTGCTTTGTGGAGATGCCCTTGATGTGTTGTACAAAAATGGCGTAGCAATATGGACAAATGGACACAATGCTGAGCCACTGGCAAACGGAAGATGCTGTAATTTTTGTAATGATACTGAAGTCGTTCCAGCAAGATTGCGTAGTGTTCAAGAAAGAGGTTTATCTATTGATTTTAAAGACCCAGATACTTTCATCAATATGAAAAACAATTTGATAGATATGATAAGTAGTTTAAACGATACCACAAAAGAGGAGGTAGATGATGACGAATAAAGAGATTTTAAATACAATAAGAGATTTTTTAGATGAAGAGCTTGTATCAGAAACTGAGATAGATTTAATCACTGATGGTACAGCAGACATCATCAGAGGTCGTAAAGAGTTAGCAATAACCTTGATAGACAGAATTAACACTATGACGAAGACAGCGTTTAAACGAGGTAAGAAAGCTTGTAGCTATTGTTCGTATATACAAACTTGGGATGAAATGAAAGGACTAAGAGAATGAAAGAAGACAATTCAAAAAAAGCACTGGCGTACCACAAAACAATAAAAAGATTTGGTAATTTTTTTCCAAAAGTTAAATTAAAATACATAGAAAAACTTAAACAAATTGGATATGAATTTATTGAATTAAATGACAATCAATCAGCTATTAGGAGGAAAAGAAAATGAAAAAAATAAAACTAATAGAACAATTAAAAAGAAATGCTAAGTATGAATTTTTCAATGACTATTTAAATATGATTGAAGTTGGAGATGATATGGTCTTAAGGGAAATGTGGCAAAATGTAAATAAGATTGAAGAATGTAAGACTATCAAAGAGTTAAAAGAGATTGAGTTCGTGGAGAAAGAGGTAAAAGACACTTGGGAAAGCTGGGATGCAATTTACGACCATCAACAAGGTAATCTTTTTGAACAGGAGGTAGCAGAATGAAAGAAAAAAATATAGAACTACAAAACAAAAACTATAATGATGCTGTTGAAGGTAAAGTAAAAAAACTACAAGACCATCTAGATAGCAATGCAATACCGATTGTAAAGCAAGAGCTGTTTTATGTAATGGAAACAGATGACAAAGGATTTAAAAAAGTATATATTGATATACCATATACTATAAAAGCATTCACTGAACAGCTGTTAGAAATTCAAAAAATCTATAACGCAAAGAGCGTTTAAACGGCATCAAAATAATAGTAGACTTTGACCATAAAACTAATGTATATTATTAACGAGAGACTATAACTATAACAATATGAGGATTTAACGATGCTAGATATTGAAACATATAAGAAGATTGATAGTGGGAAACTTGCAAGTTTTGTATTCTTTATACCAAAAAAGCAAAACTCATTTACCTATCACTATGTAGCTAAAAACGAAAAAGATGCGATAGTGAGACTGATGCAAGACTATGATATAGAGTTTGATATGAGTAAAGGTCATAGACTAATTAATCTAAAAAATAATTTATAATTGATTTGACACCATAGAGTAATGGTGTTAAACTAAAGCGTTGTCAATTCGACAACTTCAATGATGTTTTCATTGAACTCCTTAGTGTGTGTGGAAAGGGGCAAGATTTATTTCTTGCCTCTTTTATTTTTTATACATAGATTTTCAGTCTGGAGTAGATATTGTAGATAAAAATTTAATAGCACTTAAAAGGAGTGTTGCAGGTTTTAACCCTGTTCACCTTTGTTAATTAAATTTTGCAAATACATTGGTCTGGCGACCTACTCCAGAAAAATTTAAAAAAGGAGTTTTTATGAGTGCAGTAGGATTTATTTGTCCAGATGGAGAACAAATTACGTTTAAACGATGTCTAAAAGAATGTCGTATGTCAGAGCGTTGTATGAGTGTAGCCACATTAAAGATGATGTCAGACCAGAGACCAAACGACAGACCTCCAAGCACAACAGAGCTATTATCTGGAACCTGTGAGGCTTATCTAAAAAGAACTGAAGAATATTATGTAGACCCACAAGATATGGCATTTGCTGTTATGGGAACTATACATCACTTGCACTTAGAAAGCCAAGAGCTTGATGACAATGCAATACAAGAAGAAAAACTAGAAGGATTAGATATTACAGGTATTTTAGACTTTTATGATAAAGATACAGAAACCCTTATTGATTATAAAAACACAGGTAGTTTCAAAGCATCTAAAGTATTAGGAATGACGCACGTTATGATGCCAGACCCATCAGGTGAACGATACAAGAAGTCAGGAGCTTGGGGTAGGAAGGGAACGTTTAAACAGGTTAAAGTGTTCCAGAGAGATGAGAGCAAGGCAGACTTTGGAGACTGGTTGTATCAAGTAAATATGTATAGATATTTATTAGAGAAAAAGGGATATAAAGTTAAAGCAATGAAACTACAAATGAATGTCAGAGATGCTGGTACACATTCAGCTATTGCCAGAGGGGTAGATAAAAATATTTATTTTGTTAACATACCAATGGTTGACAATAAAGAGATTGTTTCGTATTTTACAAGCAAGAGAGATGCACTTTTAGAACATCTAAATACTAACACAATACCGAGGAGGTGTAATGATGAAGAAACTTGGAACGGAAAAAAATGTGAAAAATATTGTGAGGTCAGAGGACTTTGCCCTTATGTTAATGGATTGGGCGAATAGCAATAATTACGGAGACTTTACGATGAGACCAGATACAGCTGGAATACCAATGGTACACGAAGGTAATTCAGATAGCTGGGTGAGTGTAGATAAATTTATAGAACTATATGAGGAGGAATACGATGGCAACGAAAAAACTATCAGTGTTTGAAACACTTAATAAAATAAATGTAAATGAGTTTAAAGAGAAGAAAGGTAATTATGACTATCTATCTTGGAGTGATGCAGTTCAATATGTTCTGTCTGTATACCCAGATGCTACCTGGGAAACTCACGAATTTGATATACCTGTAAGCAAAAATGATTGGGATGGATGGCATAAAGCTCCATATATGATAACAGATAGTGGATGTTTTGTTAAAGTATCTGTAACTATTGAAGGTGTTACAAGAACAGAAGTTCATGCTGTTATGGATAACTATAATAAAGCTATCAAAGAACCAACAGCAACACAGATTAACAACTCTATCAAAAGATGTTTGGTAAAATGTTTTGCTTTATTTGGTCTTGGTCTTTATATTTATAGGGGCGAAGATTTGCCAGAAGATGACAAACCACAAGAAATATCAAAAGAGCAATATGATTACTTGATGACATTGTTAGAAGGTAGAGACAAAGCTTTTGTTGAAAGCATTGAAGTAGCAATAAGAAGTAAAAAACTAAACACAAATAATTTTGATGGCTATGTAGAACAGCTACAAAAGAAGAAACCTAAGAAGGAGGTAAAAAATGGATAATACTGATTTAGATAATATACTTGGACAAGATGCTTGGTACGAACCAAAATCACAGGGTGGTGGTAGTTCTGTTAAGCCAGGTAAATATGAGAAGGTTTTGGTTAAAGACCTTAATGTAAAGAAAGACATAGTAGTTAGTGGTAAGTTTTTAGCTGACATCTATGAACCAGTGTTTGATATTGAAGGTAAGGATGTTAAACACAAAGGGTTTTTTAGATTTAAGAAACCTGACCCAGCAAAATACCCACAACTACAAAGTGATATGGGAAGTAATGCTGGTTATCACGCTCTTTGTGATATGATGGATATGGTTCAAAAAAAGGATGATAAACTAATATTACCAGAGCTTGACTTAGAGTCGTTTAAACGCTTTCTATTTGATGTGGAAGTAATTATAGAAGAGTGGGTAGGAAGAGAAGGAAACGATATGAAAACACCTAGAGTTAAAATGGTGTTAAAAGCAGAAGCAAGAGGCAAAGAAGCAGTGATGGAGGATGATGATTTGCCGTTTTAATTAATAACTTAGCGTGGGGGTCTTATACCTCTTAGCTCATCTACTACATCTCATACTAGATTCCCACGCATCACTTGAAAGGAGTAAACATGATTGATTTTATTGTAGTAGCAACAACATTATATTTTTTTTACAAAGGATATTTATGGCTACGCAAACGTATTGATGACGAAGAGAGAAGACACAATGAGATAATTAGATTATCTGAAGATGAGCACGACATAAGCGATTGGGGAGTTTGATGGATTTAAACAAAAGAGAATTAGCTTGGAAACAACGAAAAGAAAAAAATGTGCCAAAGCATTTACAACAAAGAAAAAGTCTAGTAGTTCAAAACGACAAATGGAGAAAAGAGACAGCAGAAGAATTTAGAACAAAGTATGGAGCTTGGTGGATATTTGCTGGAATGGATATTAGACATAATAAGAAAGATAAACTGTGGATGATGCAATACTGGAAAGGAAGGTTTGACAATGCCAGCGAAAAATAAATTAAGAGGAACGTATTACGAAAGAAGGTGTGTTGAAAAAGCACAAGGATTTGATTTAAAAGCAGAAAGAACTTGGGGTAGTGATGGTAGGTCAAGAGGTCTAGCTCAAGAAGTAGATATGGTTATTGAAGATAATATCTATGTTCAATGTAAGAAAAGAAAAGTATTAGCTAAACACTTAAAACCAACAAAAGAAATACACGTACAATTTGTAGGTGAAGACAGAGGTGAAGATTTAGCTATTATGTCTCAGGATTATTACTTAAGTTTAATTGCGATGATTAAACAATTTAAAGATAAAGAAGAATGAGCTATTTAGAATTTGTGCAAAAAGAAAAAAGTGATAAGTACGGAATGTATGTTCCTGAAATTCAATGTTCTTATTGTGGAAATAGCAAGAAAGGAGATAGCCCTACTATCTCTATTGACAAGTGTGAAATGTGTGATGACAGGGATTGGCAAAGCTCTTGCTGTACAGCCCTTCCCTTCGGAAACTCATTCATAGAAGAAGAAAAAACAGGTATATGCTCTGAGTGTTATAATGGAGCAAATTTTGCCGATTTAAACATGGAGGAATAACAATGGGAAAAGTAAACGAGCTTGATATGGCAAAACAAGAATTAGATGCTATACAAGAACCACAAGAGCGTGAGCAAGTCATTAGTCGTGATGGAGAAGAAATTAAGTTCTACTTGAGCGACTTAAGTAATGAAGGACAAATGGCTTACGTTAGAGCTAATCAAATAGCTCAAGAAACACAAATGTTAGAACAACAACTTAATGAAAAAAGGTTTTTGGCTAACAACTACATTAACAATGTTCTTACAGAACTAGATGGTGATAAGGAGAAAACAGAAGATGAACAAAACACAGAATGATATGATTCTAGTGGCTTTAAAAAATGGTGAGCGTATTACACCAATATCAGCCCTAGAAAAGTTTGGTTGTTTTCGTTTAAGTGCTAGAATATGGGATTTACGTAATGAAGGACATCCTATTAAAACTAATCATATATCAACACCTCAGGGTAAAGTAGTAGCAGAGTATAGCTATGAAAATTGATTTAAGCACAAACGAAATCAATGTTCTTATGGACATTGCTAAAAAGATTATTGAAGCAATGGACAAAGAACAGAAACAAAAAGATATGCAACTTTCACAAGTTAATCCTAATTGTGAAGTTTGCGATGATTAAAAAATTCGCAGAAAAAGTCTGGTTATATATCTATGAGTCTCTATACTCTAAAGAGACCTTAGAGCATTACTTTGATGATGAGTGGTTTGATGATGAATACATTGAATCAGAGAAGCGTAAGAAGAATGAAGTATCTTACAGCAATAAGTCAAAGTTCCAGCCTTATCGTTGTCCACGATGCGAAAGACCTTGGAGGTACTATACATTGCCAAAAGGGAAAGTTCCTATGAGGGAGTTCTTAGGTAAGCGTGTTCCTTTAGATAAACGTGAATGCCCAGAAGAACTTCCTTGTAAGGAGCGTAAATGAGATGTCCAGCTTGTGGCTGGTCCAATGCCTTGAAAAACTATCCAAAGATGATAGCAAGGCTACAAAAGAATGTAGATGATAATACATTAGAGCGTTTAAACGACCTCTTCATATCAGCGTTAGATGACCTAACTACCTATACTTTACTTAAAGCTTGTCAAGACATTGACGACGAAGTAATCAAACATTGTATTACTATTTGGGAACGCAAAGATTTAGCTGGAAAAGGCTATGATGTATATTATTTTATAGGTATATTAAGGAATGAGAATAAGAAGTATGAGAACAAATTAATGATAGAGCGTAAGAGATTAGATAGCTTACCACCAGATTTAAAGGAGGATTAGATGGATGCTTTTGATAAAAATATAGATGTGTCAAAGATGTATAGTGGCGTATCTGAAAAACAAGTTTTAGGTTGTGTACTTAGAAACCCAGAAAAAATGCAAGAAGCGTTAAGCTTTATTACTACCAGCAAAGTGTTTTACATGGATGACCACCAGCATATTTGGGGAGCTATGTATTATTTACACGAATCAAACAAAGATATAGATGTAGCTACGGTATCAAACTTTCTAGGAGAAAAAGGTCATAAGCTTGCCTACTATGTTTCTGGTCTACAAAATGACATCATAACAGAAGCAACATTTAAAACACACTGTAAAACAATTTATGACTTGTTTGTAAGAAGACAACTATGGAAACGCATTGTAGGTTTCAAAGACAGAATAGAAAAAGATACATCATATAAAGATGTGTCATCAGACATTGATTATTTAGGTAAAATATCAGAGAAGTTCAATGATATGATTAAAATGGAGCATCAGTCTATGGAAGGACTTGATGATGAGCTGATACAATCTATCTTTGCAAAAAAGAATTTAGTACAAACTGGTATTGCTTCTATTGATAAAGCTATTGTTGGTATGACCAAAGGTGAAATATCTATTATTGCTGGTAGACCTGGAAATGGTAAAAGTACTTTAGCTCTTAATGTGACCAAAAATATGATACTTGATGGTAAAAAGGTTATGTTTATTAGTAGAGAAATGCCAAGAGTAGAGATTGTTAAAAAGTTTTTAGCAATGCATACTACCGTACCAAACAAACAAATGCGTAACAATGCATCAGAACATAGAGAAGAAATAGAAAAAGGTTTAGATTTTATAAAAAAGTATTACAAATCGCTTCATTTATTTGATAATTTAAGAGGTCTAGATGAAGGCATTCAAGAAGCCAAAAAGATAAGACCTGATGTAATCATTGATGACCACATAGGTTTTATTGAATTTTCACAGCGTGATAATAGAGATGTCAGACATCGTATCGCCGAAGTGACAAGAAGATATAAATGGCTTGCAAAAGAACTTGATTGTTCTGTTATATTAGTCTCTCAACTAAATCGTAACATAGAGCATCGTGTAGATAAGATTCCAAGGCTCAGCGACCTTGCTGAGTCTGGTAATCTTGAGCAAGATGCAGAAATCGTAATCTTTAACTATTATCCATATGTATATGAATATGAGCAAGCTGAACATGGAGAGTTTGGGCAACAGATTATTATAGCCAAAAACAGGTATGGAACAACTTGTAAGTTTGATGTGGGTTATCACGGTGATAGTGCATCAATACTAGACACACCTGAACAAGCAAAGCAAAAATTTAGAGACCGTTTAAACGAGCTCTACTCCGATTAAGTCCAACAATATCAACACTTAAAGAAATTTCTTGACATTTGTTTTAGAGATTCATAACGTTGTATGTAATATTCACACTAAAACCCAGGAGGTTGATATGAAAAATAAAGAAAATATAAAAATAATGAAAGAAATGTTTGAAGAAGCGTGTGGTGTTTTGTATTTATTTGGAAATGCTAACAGTGGACTTGTTCAATTTGAAGATGGTTCTTGGGGTGAAAACCCAAAGTGGCATGATAATCCTGAGGTGTATTTTAGAACACCTGAAGATATATTTAGAGAATTAGAATACTTTGTATATCGTAGCGATGAAATGTTTGACCCTAAAAAACACGAATCAGATGCTGTTGAATTAAAATTCTATAAACAGTTTCTAAAAAAATATAAACATCTAAGAATCAAGGATAATAACTATTCACCCCAAACTGGTGTAAATACAAAACGATTTGATACTGGTCCTGATTCTACACCTTTGGACAAAAAAATGAAAGTAATTTCATTAGTAGAAGACTATATGGGCTAAAAGAATACACTAAAACCAACGAAAAGCCCCTCTTTTTGAGGGGTTTTTTGTATAAAATCAGAATTAGGCATTTAATGATACCCTCACAAAACGTTCAATATTTAGGCGATAGTTATATCAAAGAATTTATTTTACGAGCTTCTAGGGGCATTCTCGCAAGCTTTTTTTAAGGGCGATACTTATTTTTGTAGCGTCTGACCTCTCTGCGATACTGAATAGAGTTTTTTCTGTGAATCTTCTCAAGTTCTTTTAAACTTGCTTTATCTTCATCATTTAATCTTCTTACAAAGTCATCATAAAGTGATATAACTTTATCTTTATCGCTTGTAGTCAATCTTGACTTCACAGGTTGTGAGTAATAATCAATATATCTTTCTGCTCTTTTGTATGCTTTGTTGTAAGCTTGTTGTTTTGTGTAAACTCCAGGGTTGTTGATTTCATACTGATGTTGCAGATATGCTACGGTAGCATAGAAATCTTTTACTTTCTTATCCATAGGTCTATTTGCATACACATTAGCTTGTAATTGTCTATACATTAAACTTTGTTCTTCTGATTGTGAAAAGTCTTTATTAAAACCACTTAACTCTCTAACATCATTGTCATAGCTTCTTACTTGAGTTCTAATGTTTAATACTTCTTGATATGCTTTTTTAGGCTGTATGATTCCAGGAATAGTAAACTGCTCGCTATTGTTCTCAATGGACTTTACTATATCATTAACTAAAGGAACAGATGTTACAAGGTCTCTTGTTCCCTGTTTTATCAATGCATTTCTTTCTCCATCAGTATCAGATAAGAAAGCTCCTTTTGTAACTTTAGATACAGCTCCATATAAACCTGTACCAAACTGAATCACGGCTGGTGTATATGCTTGTGAAAAATCCCTATTTAATTGACCTAATGTAGAAAAAATCCCTAAACCTTCTCCATCAACAAAATAAGACCAAAACTTATCACCTGCATCTCTAAACTTTTCTGGCTCTGTATTGAATGCTTTATAATAAAGAGTTTGTAGTGCAGCACCAGCACCAACAGTAGCTGCAACATATCTCATCATAGGAGCTACATCTCCACGTAATGCTGGAACATAAGCATTTTTATATACATTCTCTGTTACACGATATGCAATACGGTAAAACAGTGTTAATGGTTTTACATAAGGCTGACTCATCCATCTTGGCATAAATACTGGGTCAGCTAAACCTTGTGTAGTAGAGTGAGACATAAATAAAATTTTTCTTTGTTGTTGTTTGCTGAATGAACCTGTTTTAATAGCTTCGTTTATACCATCTAAGTTCAAAGTGTTTCTTAACAATCTTTGTGCTTCTGTTTTTGTCATTTTGTTAAAGAAGCCTGGACTCTCACCTCTTAATACTTTTAATGCATCTTCTGCTGCCTTCATTCCTGTAACAACAGAAACTCTTCTATTAGTTTGCTCTGCTATTCTCATTCCTGTGGTAAGACCTCTTTGTATTTTACCAGATAGACCTTGTTTTTGTATAACAGTTTCTAGTGCTTTTTCAGATACTTGTAATGCATTAATACTTTGAGCTGTTCCAAAAGAATTTTTCCAAGCATTAGCATCAAATGCAAAATTAAAATATGTTCTCAATACAGGAGTTAATCCAAATGTGCTTACAAGCTGAACATTACCAAGAAGTGCATTCTTAATAGCAGACCTAGGACTACTTAAACCAGTAGCTGCTGTCCAAGATGTCATGGAAGAATACCATTGAGCAACTGCTTCGTCTACATTGTCACCACCTAGTATTACTTTAAAATCAGAGTTAATCATTTCTTCTAATTTTCTTCTATCTTCTTTGTTTTTCACTTGTTTTAGTATGCCGTTTAAACGCTCTTCAAACATCTTATTAAATTCTCTTACATTCTTTGTATTGTCAAAATCAAAAATACCCCTGTTTCCAAAATATTTAGAAAATGCAGCTAAGTTAGAAACTCTGGATGCGTACCTATCCATATTTGCAGCATAGTTCATATCATATACTTTTACAACTTCACCTATCTCTATATCATTTATTTTATCACCTTTGACGTAATTAAAATTATCTACATCTTTTATTACTCTGCCTTTCTTATCTAAATAAAAAAACGGAGGTAAATCTGCAGTACGTGCAAACTGTTGACCATAAATACCGTATTTAGCGTTGTTTGGTTGAGCAATACTGAAAAGTTCATCTGCAATTTTTTCTTGTTCGCTTTTTGGAAGAGAAGCAAATTCGCCTTTACCTTTAAACCTAGCGTCTCTTTTAATAATTTCTTTCACAATAAAATCTCTAGAATCGTCAGATGTTCTTGCAAAAAACTCTGCTGCTTCTTCTGTAATCTGTCTACTTACAAAGTTTTCTACTACTGATATTGGTCTTCTTTTCATCGTTCTTGTTTTTTTATCATAGTAAAACTCTTCTACTCCTAATCTTTTTAAGTACTTCACTATATTTGTTGAGTACTTTTTGTGCTCTCCAACTGCATAATTTATAGCTTTTTTCATGTGTGCTCTATTTTTGTAATTTTTTCTTAAGGATGCTAAGTCTTCTCTTTTCTCTATATACAATCCTAAATCAGTATCAATCTCTTCTATTTCTTTTTTAGTAAGACCAAGTTGAGCATACTTGTCTTTTTGCCTATCTCTCATAAGTTGATAATCACCTTCTAGAGTATTTTTAGTAATAGTATAGTCTTCTAGATTGTCTGCTAATTTTTTTAACAATGGATTATTTAAAGTTTTAGCAAAGTTTCTATATTTTGTAATAATAGGAAGTGCTACATTATTTAATAAATATTCATTTTTACCTAAGACTTCTGGTATATCACCTAATGCGTTATAGTCACCTTTTCTAAATTTTTTACCAAAGAAGTCTTCTTTACCAGATAAAAGATTTGCATAAGTATCTAATTGCTTACTAGACATCTTCTTCATGCTGTCTACACCAAACAGTTGTTCTTTCAGAGATTTAGCTCCTAAGTTTTTAAATGGGTCATCAGAGTCTGCTAAACCTTTCTCTATTTCCATGTTTTTAATTTGAAATATTTTATCTTTTCTTGCAGCAGTTGTTCTATATGTTTTAAAGAATTTATCTAATGAGCTGTCTAATGCTGAATTAACTTCTCCTGATATAAACTTAGATGACAATCCACGAATACCTTTTCCTGTATAATCAAACTCTCCTTTTGTCATTTCATAGTTATTTCTAAAAGATGTTTCTCTTCCGTTCTGTAGTTCAACAGTACTAAAAAATTCATGCTCTGTTTTACCGTCTTTTTTAAATCTAGCTGTTTTTCCAACTTGTGTTTTAAATTTATTTTTAGCTGTTATAGCTTCCATACTTCCATCAGCATTTCTTAAAAGCTTTATATATCCGTCATTCATAGCTACTTCACTTTGACCAAATATCTTCATCAAATCTATAGCATCTGATTTCTTAAGATTTTTAACAATAAAACTGTTTTCTCCTCCTCCATTCCAATTACCTCTAACTGCTAAAATATCATCTCTTTTATATCCTCTTCTTAATAATTCCCTAATGAGAAAGTCATTACCATCACTAAACATAAGTTCACTAGGTTTACCTTCTCCACCTAAACCTCTAAAATTGGTGTATGCTGGACCGTCAGCAGTTAGTATTCCGTACTTTTGTGTGTTTAAAAAGTTTTTAAGTTCTTTTTCGTTTTTAAAAAAAGAAAATTGACTGTCATCATCTGCAGATTTAAAGTTATTTTTAATTGCTTCTATTTCTTTATAGTCTTGTCTTTTGTGGCTTTTAAAAAACTCACCTGCATCTACATTTTCTTTTCGTTGTAATATTTTGTTATTATCTGCAGAGTCTACCACATCATAATCAACATATACTTTTTGTTTATTCCCTTCGCCTTCAGACTTTACTCTTTGTATAACAACATCTTTATCATTGTCTATATTTTTTAGTACCATACCCTGGAAGTCATCATTAACTTGTTTGACTCCTCTATTTACTGCTATACGTATAGACATATCAGTAACTTCAGATATAATTTTTTCGTCTTGTACTCCTATTCTTCTTAGTCCTCTTTGTACATCATCTACTGCTTCACTTACAACACCACCTCTCATTAAAGAACCCATTGCAGCTGAAACTGCACCTACAGTCATTCTGTCTATGAAAGAACCGTTTTCTTGTCCTTCGTGTTGTGGTAAAGCTGTAGTAAACCCTGATGCAAAATATAAAGAACCTCTATTTACAAAATCTGGAGTCTTTTCTGAGCCTAGTGTACCAATCTTAGGAAATAAATTTTTTGAAAATGAATATGCTCTACCTGCACCAAACAAGCCACCTGCTAGCAAATCTTGTGTACCAAAAGCCAATCTATCTTTTATGGTTACTTCTCTTCCTAGAGTATCTTCATTTATAAATTTTTGACCTATAGCTGCATTAATTATACCCTCTCTTGCCATTTCCGTAGTCAAAACCATCTTTCTTGCTTTATTTACGTCGTCTGCAGCAAGCCTCATAAATTTATCTAAATACATTTTTTGTGTTGTATTTGATTTAACTGCATTACCAAGACCTAAAAGCTTAGAATTGGGTATTCCTACTCCACCTTTTTCTAAAGCACTTGCTTGTTTTTTTATCATACTAGCTTTAGACAGCTTACCTGCTTGATAAGCTTTTTTAGCATCATTGTAGTTTTTTGCTGCTTTTGCTAAGTTTGCTGATTTAGCTGAGAATAAAGTGACACCACCTATACCGAATGTTACAGCACTTAAAGCTGCTGATTGCAACAACATAGAAGCAGTTATACCAGCAAGTTTTGCATAACCACCTGCTTTTGTAGCATAGACATCAGCATCATCTTTCATATCTACATAACCAAAAGACATATCTTCAGTAAATCCATCAGCAAAAGCTTCAAATACACTTACAGATTCTCTTAATTGTGGCTGTTCTGGTGATTTAAATTGAGCTTTAGACCAATCAAGCTGTGTTGTATCAGATTGTTCTTCTGTTTTAAAAGTAGCTTTAGACCAGTCTATTGTTTGGTCATTACCGTTAGGCATTAATTAACCTCCGTAAATTGCTGGCTTTCCAGATATTTTATTGTATTGTTCGTCAGTCAAGGTCATTCTTTCGCCAGTCACATTACCAAAATCATCTAACATTTGATATTCGTAGTTTCCTGATGAACCAAATACCATATAATCTTGTCCATCTACATCTACTATTTGACCTTGTTGTGTTATAACATCTGGTGCATCTACTCCTAATAATTCAGCTGTTCTGCCCATAATGATTCTAGAAAATTGTTCTGCACCAGGAACAGCAAGTTCTATAGCTTCGTTTGTATATTTCATAGCAAGATTTACGTCTTCTATTGTATATGTTTTTTTATTGTCTTTTGTAGGTATCATATCTAAAACTATTTTAGCTTGCTCTACAGATGTTGCAGATTTTAGCATATCTTTATACTTCTTTTGCTCTTCTGCAGATACAGATTCATCAAATATTATTGTATCTGATATGTTAGAGATAAACTCTTGTGAGCCTAACCCTGTTTGAAATTTAATTTTGTTTTGAATGCTAGGTACGTATTTTTTTAAATTTGCACTTCCTGAAGCTTCTATTTCAAGTTCTCTTAGTAAAGCTAAATTTTCTTTAGAAGTTCTTTGACCAGCACCATCTTGATAATTTTTAATTTTTAAGTTAAAGGCTGATTGAGTTGACTTACCTGTTTTTATAGCCTCTATATTAGCTTTTTTATAGGCAACACCATCTTCTGTAGTTGGTTCATAGTTTTCAAAAGCTGACAACCTTTCATCAAGGTCTGCTATTCCAGCAAAAGCTCCACCTAAAGCTAATTCATTCTGTGATTTTCTAGCATTTTCAGTAGAGGTAAATTGTCTTTCTCTGAATGCATCTTCTTTTGCTTGTCTATCTAACCTGTCTTCTCTTTCTTGCCTAGCTTGCTGTTGCTGTACAAGTAATCCAGGTATTTGATTTAACATATCACCAAGAGTATCTTGTCTTGATGCCATTGCTGCTGCATCTAAAATACTATCTACGTAACTTCTAGCCATTAAACTGTTCTCCCTTCTTCATTAAACAATCCAGCCAATTCTGCAAGTCTTAATGCATCAATTCTTCTTTGTGCTTCAAGACCTGCTACATATCTTCTTTCTGCTCCTACTCTTTCTACAATATCTTCTTCAATATCATACAATCCTCTACCAAAAGCAGAAGCAGCTCTCTGACCTCTTGTGGCTGCTGCCTCACTAATCTCACCCATAAAATCTCTACCTGTTACAAATCCTCTTCTACCTTGCATCCCTCTTGCTTGTCTTTGACCAGTAAACAAGCTAGATTGTAGACCTGTGTATGTTTCTCCTAATTGGTCAGAAAGTCTTTGCTGTCTTTCTTGTCTAAACTGTTGGTAAATATCAGCACTTGGGTCTGTAAGCTGATATAATTCTTCTGGTATTGTTGTTACAAATTGCTCATATTGACCTAATTGTTCTGGGCTTACACCAAACGGTTGAAATGTTTCATATAGAAATTTCATTTGTTGGCTCATATTGCTTGTATCAACTGGAGCTGCTGGAGCTGCTGGTTGGTCGTATGTACCAAACTCTGGCATCTCAAACTGCTCATACGCACTTGGTTGGTCAAACTGACCATAATCAAACATTCCACCTCCGTGTCCTGGTCTATGTGGCATTATCTCATTCCTCCCATTGGTCCTACCATATACTGAAACAGAGTGTTTTTCTTATTTCTTGATTTCATTATATCATCGTCTAAAAGTTTTATTATATCATCGTCTAAAAGTTCTGGTATGCTATCAGGATATTCTTCTGTTAATTGTCCTGTTGCAAGATTTTTAATTAGCTTATCTGTATCTAGAAAATCAAGAAATCTTTTGTCTTCAATAGAAACCCCAGTAGGAGAAGTTCCTTCTACTAGACCTCTTAACGTACCTGTTGGAGCTATAGGTTTTGGTAAAGCTGCAGTTTGTATATCAGGACCACTAACATTAGGACCACTAACATTAGGTGCACCAAATAAAGATTCTGCCAACACATTGCTACTTACTTGTGGTGTTATATCTGGTCCAAGTCTAGAAAAATCAAAATCCATAATATCTGTACTTAACCTAGGTTGTAAAGTATCAAGAGCTTGTTTTGTTTTAGGGTCTATTTTAAATCCTTGAGTTTCTAATAATATATTTTTTACATCATCTGTATAATCTAAATCTAAAGACTTTCTGAAAACATTTTTTAAATAATCTACGTTGTCTATAGCTTTTGCTTCAATCAATGGTTCTAGTTCTTTACCTAATTTACCAAGACCTCTACCTGTAAGATAGTCTGTAAGCAAATTCTTACCTATAGCATCTCTTTGTGCTTTTGTTAAATCTTTCATTGCTTCTTCAAGGTCTTCTGCACGCTGTTTAAACGCTTCCCTTTCTCTGCCGTAAAAGATACCACCAGGAACTAAACTGTCAGGAACATCTACATCATATTTTTTAAATCCACCTGCTGCTGCTGTACCTGCTAGTCCACCTAATGCTGTACCTAACGCTGCTTTACCAGCTGGTCCACCAAGTACAAAACCTACAGTAGAACCTAAGAATCTACCAAAAGAAGCTCTTCTTCCACGTCTACGTGCATTTCTTTCTGCTTCTTTTGCTATTTTTTCAAGCTGGTCTGCTGCTCTTTCTAAAGCTTCTTTTTCCTGTACAGCAGTAAGTTCAGTACGAAACTGAGCTTGACTACGTTCAGATATAGCTCTAGCTTTAGCAGCAGAAACCCCTAATTGTGATTGTTGATATTGTGAAAATCCGTTTGCCATAATATATATATCCTAACTAATTTATTAAAAAGTTATTCTCCATTTCTACTATTATTTTAATTATCTACCTGGTCCACCACCACCACCAAGGTCAGCGTGTTGCCCACCAAAAGTGTGACTCATGTGATATGGTGCACTACCTATATTGTTTAATAAAGTTGCATCTGGATTATCTATCTGCGTGCTTTGTATAGGATTATTTGTACCACCTAATCTATTAAATGTATCTGCAGGACCACTGTCATCATTACTTGGAAATGTGTTTGTAATACTTCCGTCTGTACCACCACATAAACTTGCTAAACTTAAATTAGAAGTTTCATTTACATTAGTAGCTTCTCCAAGAGCACTACCTATTGCTCTTATACCTACATTACTTGTTCCTACTGCTGGACCTGCCATTATTCAGCGTCTCTAATTGCTATATAGTCTGCTAATTCTGCTTCACATTCAGTAAGTTGTGCTTGTAAATTAGCTTTGTATGCTTCACAATCTGCTATAGCTTCATCTACTGATTTTACATCAGTATAATCTACTACTTCTACATCATTACCTGAAGCATCTTGCATTGTTCTTATATGCTTGATTTCAACCATTTTAGGTGAATCAACTTGTACTTGTTCTTGTACTTTTTCTGCGATTACTTTAGCCATTTTTCAATTCCTCTATTTCTGTTTTTAGTTGTTTAATTGCTTCTACTAAATAAGGTATCATTTCCTCATATCGTAAAATCTTGTATTCTTTATCGTCATCTGCTCTTAGTGGAAGTTTCTTTTCATCTACTAAGTGCGGTAAAATCTTTTCTACTTCTTGTGCTTTAAATCCTGCACTTAATCTTTCTCCACCTTTTTTCCAATTAAATGTATGTCCTTCTAATTGAGATACTACATCTAATCCATTTTCTATTTTTTCAAAGTTTTCTTTTAGTCTTATATCAGAAGGTGTAGTAGAGAATGCTATAACATCTTGGTCAAAATGTGCATCTTGGCTATTGTCAATTCTAAATGCTTCAGTATTATTAGTAGAAAATCTCATAGAAGCATTTTCTCTATTAGTAAAGTAAGTATCTGCATTACTATCTATACCCCAAATTAAACCATCTCCGGTAGTTACTCCGTGAGTAGTTGTAGTTAATTGCATAAAAGCATTTGTTCCAGTTGAAACAAAATGTGCAATATATGTATCTGAACTTTCAACATCTAATTTATATGTAGGTGAAGTAGTTCCTATTCCTACATCTGCACCTTCTGTAATATGCAATACTTGAACTTCTGAACCACTTGAATTATAATGTCCTAATGTTAAAACATTGTCTACAACTGAACCTATAAATCCTAAAGCATTAGTTGTTGAAAGTTCACTATTTTCAAGATGTCTAATAAGTAATAATTTATCTTGACTGACTTCTCCATTAATAACAACTTTAGTTGCTTCTGCTGATTCTGTATTAATATCTAAATGTCCTTGTGGTGATGTAGTTCCTATACCTAATCCAGTAGAGTTAATTCTCATTCTTTCATTATCTGCTGTCCAAAATCCCATAGCACCTGAACTATTTCCATAGGCAATTCTACCTGCATCATAATTGCCATTATCTCCAAATACTAAATATCCATGAGAACTATCTCCTGCTTGTATAGCAATACCACCATTAGAATTAGATACTGTTTGTATTTGATATGTTGTGCTAACACTTGATGCTTGTGTTCCATCTTTTCTTACTGTGAATAAAGCACCTGGTGAAGTAGTTCCTATACCGACTCTCGAATTAGTCAAATCAAGTTTCATTATATCATTAGCTGAGCTTGGACTATTTGTTTTACCAATAAATAAACCATTGGCATTATTTGCTATATAAGCACCTGTATCAACATCATCAAACAATAATGCAGGATAAATACCACCATCTTCAATTTTTATATTACCATCTACTTGTAATTTTTCTGTAGGTGAGTTAGTTCCTATACCGACATTACCTGATGAGTTTATTCTCATGGCTTCAGAATTATTATCAGTTGAAAAAATTAAAGAGTGACCAGTATTTGCAGTCATAAGTTTTAAAGAATTACCATGATAGCTATATTGAAGTCCTGCACCAAAAGCATCATTTGCACTACCAAAAATTACTGCACCAGTATCTGTACTACCTTCTCCTGATAAAATACTAATACCTGACCTACTTGAATTTTCTACTACTAATTCATCAGCATCTCCATCAGGTGCTACACTTGCATCTCCATTATAAATGTGGACTTTACCTTCAGGTGATGAAGTTCCTATTCCGACATCATTAAACATTATAACATTGCCACTATCTGCAATTCGAAATCTTTCGTTAGCACCTATGTCAGTATGTTCGGCTATTTTAAAATGATTTTCAGAAGCATCTATACCCATAGAAAATACTCTGTCAGTATCTCTATAAGTTATTTGTGGGTCGCCACCTCCTGCATGGATTTTTACACTTGCTGTAGCACCATCTGTTCTGTGAAATTCTGCTATATTATCACCACCGACACCACCATCTACATATAATGCTGTTCCACTTGTACTATCAATATCTAACTTAGCACTTGGTGATGTAACTCCTATTCCTACATTACCTGATGACTTCATTGTCATTACAATTTTACTTGCAGGTGTATCAGTATCTATAGTTCTACCGACATAAAAGTTAAAAGTATCTCCATTGTCTATTGCATACATACCTGCTTCTTTTGTGTCAAAAAATCCAAGTCCACCACCATAACTACCTGAAAATCTTCCTATTGGTAATGCAGAAGTGCTTGTTGGATTAAACTGACTTTTATTTATGTGTAATAATGTTGCTGGTGATGTAGTTCCTATACCGACATTTTGAGAAGAATTAATAGTCATAGCATTAGAACCACCAGTTAAGAAATCTACTCTATTATTACCAGCCCCATTTCTAATCATAAATGAAGTAGTATTACTTGCACCACCTTCTATTCTTAAATCAGCATCTCCTGAAGCACTATAGATTCTTGTTGTTCCAAAGACATCTAATTTATATGCAGGTGCTGAAGTTCCTATACCCACTCGTTGGTTTTCATCAATTTCCATGGCAAATGAAGAGCCACTTGCACTTGCATTACTTGCACTTCCACCTGTGAAAAATTGAAATATCCCACTTGCACTTCTAAATCTTGTACTCCCACCAGTATCTGCACCAACAATATCTGCATTATCATCTGAACTTTCAATAAATACTATTTCATTTGTAGAATCTTTAATGTGTAGCTTTTTACTTGGTGATGAAGTGCCTATACCGACATTACCACCAATAGGATTTAAGTTTAAATTATATTCATTTGCACTTGTTACAGATTGTGATTGTATCCACCCACTTCCATCTGATGAAACTCCCATATGTAATCCATAACTTCCTGCACTATTGGTAACAAAAAATGCACCAGTTGCTGAAGCACTTGCAGGGTCATCGTCTCCATCTGTACTTGCTACATGAAGTGGTAATCTTGGATTTGTAGTATTAACACCAACATCTCCACCTGTAAAATATGCATCTCCTGATACATGGAGTTTTCCTGAAGGTGATGTAGTTCCTATACCAATTTTTCCATCTCCAGTAATACCCATATAATCGCCAACACCGACTTCTCCAAAAGAAATCATGTGTGCATTTGTAGCATCAAAACTACTACCAAACTGGATATATCCCATATTACTTGTATCTACTCTTCTTCTAATTCTTTCTCTTGTAGAAGTCCAAGTGCTTCCATCTGATACTCTTTCAGATGAAAATATTAACTGATTTGCATTAGTAGAATCGGTTTCTAATTTTAGTAAATCAATACTATCTCCTGATGTAGTGCCAAGAGTAAAATTACTTGAATTATCTCCAATGTGTAGATGTGCATCAGGCGATGCATTACCAATAGCTAATTTTAAATTACTTCCATCAAAAGTAAGATTAGATTCTCCATTAACTGCTACACCATTTGTTGCTCCTGTGGCAGTAAGTATTCTATTATCTACATTTGTATTTGCTGTAAATAATGTAGTCGCAGGAAAATCAACACTCCAAGAAGCACTTGATGAATTAAATATTAAAGTTTTATTATTGTCGTTCAGACCTAAACTACCACTACCTAAATCTGTGTAATCAATATCTCCATCTGAAAATTGCACACTCCCACTACCATTTGTTTTTAAAAATTGTCCTGTACTACCATCTGCAGTAGGAAATGTATAAGCATTATTAAATGTTATTGCACCTGATTCTAAAACTTTAAATAATGGTGTTGAACCTGCATCGCGGCATACTGCAAAATAAGCATCAGATTGATTATTATTTGTATCAATATTCATTTGAATATTACCAGGTGCATCTAAAAATCCTTCTCCACTTGCACCCCTTCTTAAAGCAAAATTATTTGTATCTATTGTGGTGTCTGCTGTTGATAACTCTATTGCACCTGCTACTTGTAGCTTTCTTGAAGGATTTGTAACTCCTATACCGACATTTCCATTAGATTTAATTCTTAATTTTTCACTACCACTTCCACCTTCAGATACTTCTACTGCAAAATATCCATCTTCTGCACCATTAGTATTATCTTCAATACCTGCTACTAAAGCAGAATAAACATGACCTGCTGTTGTTGATGCACTATCTCCCATTTTACCTTGAAGCATAGCAAACCCACCACTATTGGTAGTTCTTTCAGATGACATAGGTGTTGAGCCACTTCCTGATACTTGTAAGGTATTTCCAGGTGATGTAGTTCCTATACCGACATTAGCAGTAGCACCATCTATTCTCATTGCTTCAGTATCAACACCACCATCATTTACATAAAAGAACATATCAGCATTAGATACAAGATTTCTGATTGCTAATCCATTATTAACAGAAGTTAGTTGTGCATCTGCTCCTACACCTACTTTAATATCTCCATTAACATTTAAAGTACTTCCATCAAAAGTAAGATTAGCTTCTGCTGTAATAGCACTTGTACCTGTTCCAGTTAATACTGAATTATCTGTTAAAGAAGTAGCACCAGTACCACCTCTAGCCACACTAAGTGTACCAGATGTACCAGCTACTATAGGCAAACTAGTAGCGTCTGATAAATCAAATGCTGGTGTTGCATCTGAAGAACCTAAAGTAACACTAACTCCACCATAACTAACACTATCAGAAGCTAGTTTTGCAATAGGTATTTCATCATCATCTATTACAAAGTTACCAAAATCTAAATAATAACTTCCGTGTTGTCCGTCTAATAAATCAGAATCTAGTCCACTTGTAGCACCATCGTTCGATGTATCAAAAAAGCCTAAACCTCTGATGTCTGAAGCTGTTTGGTCTGCAGTAGCACTTGCTTCTATTCCATCAAGCTTAGAACCATCTGTAGCTAAATCTCTTCCATCTACAGTACCTGATACTGATATATTTCCAGTAACATTGATAGAGTGAGAAAAATCAAACTCTCCTGGACTATTTGTAGGGCTTGAATTATCCCACAATATTGTTGCATCAGTTGAAGAATTTACAGCATCTTGTATTGTTATACCTGCTCCATCTGCAGTAGAACTTGCATCTCCATCTAAATAGTTTAATACAATATTTTTATCTTTTACTTGTAAGTTTTGTGAATTTAAAGTAATTGTAGTACCACCTACTGTCAAATCTCCAGTAAGTGTAAGATTTGCACCTTGTGCTGTACCTGTAAAAGTTGGTGCAGTTAAAGTTTTGTTTGTAAGAGTTTGTGAGCCAGTAAGAGTTGTTACTGTAGAATCAATAGCTATATCATTTGCATTAGCAGTAATACCTGTACCACCAACTACATTTAAAGTTATCTCTCCAGCAAACCCACCACCAGTAAGACCATCGCCTGCTATAATTTCACGTATAACTCCAGTTTCTACTTCGTCTGTAGATAGTTTAGGTATTGCTTCAGCAAACTCAGATTGGTATACTACACCATTTCTTTTTTCTTGTTTGATTAGTTTGCCGTCTTCAAGAAAAGATATTGTCTCTCCTTCTCTGACGCTGTTTATTGATGGTCTTTGTCTAAAGAAAGAGTCAATATAATTGACTTTATGTTCACCAGATTTTGGCATTATGACGCTCTCTTATATTTTGCTCTGTATTCTATTGTAATATCACTTATCTCTACTTTACCATCGCTAGTAAATTCTAATGCTATAGACTCACAATCTGCATTAACTGTAAAAGCATTTACCTCATATTGATTGCTATTTATGGTTGCATTTGCTGAGTTTCCAAAAGAGGTACTTCCATCAGTTGCATATTTCATTGTTAACACCGTACCCGCTGTTGCATCTCTAGCTGTTACATAAACTTTATATACCTTTTTAATTTTTCCAGGTGCATTAAAGTCTATATCTTTTGTTTGTAATGTTAAATTCTTTCCACCTAAGTCTAGCAAACTATATTTTTTGACTGTAATATTTTCAGCTGTACCAGTTCCTGAATCTTCTTCAAACTCATATGCATATATACCGTCAGGCAAATGAACGAAATTAGATTGTGCTGGTGAATCTGCTGCGCTTCTAGTTACTATACTCCAAGCTTGTTTAGCAAAGTCATAAACATATATTTTATTGTCACCGTTTTCTAATAAATTTACAGCTACATATAGTTGTTTGTATTTTTGGTCAAATGCTAAAGACATAGTAGATGTAAAATCAGTAGACCAAGTGTCATCTGATATATTTTCTGTTAATTCTTTTGGTATAGATGTTCCATCAAATATAAATACTCCTTCTTCATTAGCCCAACAAAGACCAAAAGGTGTTTTACATAATGCTTCTTTTTTAGTGCATCCATGTCCATCGTATTCTGCTTCTAAATACCAACCAGCATCTGATGAAGAAGATACATTTATTACATATATTTTAGATTGTTTAAAAGCAATAATTCTATTACCTAAAGACTCTACTGCAACAAAAGAGTCTCCGTCGTTAATACCTATATCAAGAAAGTATGAATCAGGAAAAGTGTTAAATCTGTTTACTGGAGTATAATAAATTCTGTCATCGAAAGTTTTATCTTCTTTGGATACATTGCATACCCAAGCTCTTCTTTGTGCAACACAAGCACTTTTATATGCATCTATGTCTATACTTTCTTCTGTGTGTGAATATCCATTAATACTATCATAAGTATCTAAGGCTGGAGATTCTATTACTAAAGATGTTACCTCTTTTGTCCCAGAGCTTCTGTATGTTCCAGAGCCACCCCAAGAACTGTAATCATCAAATAAATTTTTTCTTACGCCTCTTTCATAATCTACATCTAAAAACAAACTCCATCTTTCGTTCTTGTCTTTTCTTCTAGTGTATATTCTAAATCCTTTTTCCTTTTCTCTAAATGCACTAGCTACATTTATTTTAACACCAACTCCTGTAAAAAAGTGACCAGTAGACAAACTTGCAGCGCTAGGTGCGCTTGTCCATACGTGAGGCAAGCTTTCATCTTCAGTTAAGTCGACGTAAGTGTAAGACCATTCATAATCTCCTGCTTCAAATCCACCGCCTCCAGAACTAGATTCTATTTGGTAAATCATTTCAAATTCACCATCTACGTTTAAGGTAGCAGAAAAAGAACTGTCAGAGTTTATATTAGCATTAGCATCGCTTGTAGTTCCTACCGCTGCTCCTTGAACCCAAGCAAATGTAGTAACTCCAAATCTGTTTGTATCTACAAACCTTATTGCAGTTCTTACTGGAAAAGCAACATCTCCTAATTTACCAACATGGCTTTCATCACATACATACAAAGTTCCATCTATGTAATAAAAAACAGGTTTTGCAATACCAGATATACTATTATTAGTGCTTCTAGATAAATTTCCAGTAGTATTAAAATTCCTTGAAAGAAAACGTATATTATACGCTCCAGTTGAACCTTCGTGTAAAGTTATAACTTCCTTAGGACTTCCCTGGAAGTTTCCTCTACTATAACCTCCGTCACCAGGATTTGGGGCTGATGATATATCGTATTGAGAGTTAAATGTAAAAGCAGTGTTGACAAAATCGCTTATTTCTATATCGCTAGCTGTTCCTTTAGATGTAGGAGCAACTGATGTATAAACTACACCAGAATTTAACAATACAGCATTGCTAGCTGATTGAACTTGATTGAACGCAATATCCCTAGGAGAGGACTTGGTATTAAGTCCTCCGCTAAAGTCATTTAATGTTAACATTTGTTTAGGCACTTAGCACCCGCATCCGCATTCGCAGTTCATATATCTCTCCTATTTTTTGTTTAGAGTTTTTTTCACTTCTGCCCATAGTTTGTCATCTAATTTGTTAGATGATTTAGCTACAAGCCAATCTCCTAGGTGCATAATGATAGCTTTGATAAGCTTCTCTGTACCTAAACTTGTAAGAACTTTACCTAATATTGGTCCCATGATTCCTCCTATTAATTAGCATTTCCATCTTCTACGTGCTTGTCTTATTCTAGAATTAGGATTATTCCTAGTTTTAGCAGAACTTCTTTTCAGTTGTCCTAAAGACCTTGCACAATAAGACTTTCTTCTTTTAGCCGCTTTGCTACCTTTTTTTACTTTACCAGTAACAGCAGTTTTTAATTTACTTCCAGGGTTTGCTCTTCTGTAAGCAGCAACACCCTTTTTAGTCATTCCAGCACCTTTTTTAGTAGGTCTGTAATTGGCATTCTTGCCTTTTGTAGTTCTTCTTATAGACTTTGCTTTTCTTTTACTTTTTTTGCGAGCTGGCATTTTTCATTTTACCTTTACCATTACCTTGTTTCATAGCTCTCAACGCTGCAAAATCTGCAGCAGTAATTTTACCAAAAGGTTTAGCTACATCTATATTTTTCATTTTCCCTTTTAATCCAGGCATTATTGAATCTCCTTCTTAATCTTATTAAAAACTTCTTGCTCATCAAATCTCATACTGATACCAGGTTCATATCTCATAACCTCTTTACCTTCTTTAAGAATGATAATAGTAGGGACAACTTTAATATTCCATTCTTTTTGAATTACTGCACCAACAGCCTTGTTATTTAAGTCTATCTCTCCAACATAACAAAGTTTAGCTAGTTTTTCTACCTTAACTCTGTTTGCGTGATTCCAAGACGCATTAACCTGTACTACTGCGCATTTTTGTATGTTTAACGCTTGTATTTGTGCAAAACTATCTAAGTTGACTGACTGTGAGTGCAACCAAGATAGTGATGAGCAGAGCGTTAATACCAAGTATGATATAAATCTGTTGTTCATCTGTAAACCTCATTATTTGTTATTCATGTCTATAAGAGTCTCAGTGATAGCTCTAGTATCTTCTTTAATATCATCTACTTTTTCTTCAAGCTTATCTACTTTACCCTCTGTGTTTAATATTGAATCACGAATCATTTGGTCTTTTAAATCATATTCCATACGTGAAACCTCTGGTTCTGGCAGTTCTTTTGCAAGTTCTATTTCTGCTTGTAAAGAATACCACATACCAATAATCATACCTATAGTGACTACGATACTAATACCTGTCTCTAAAGATAATGTAAATTTAGTGTCTTTTCCTACTTCCATTATTGCCCCTTTATCTCATATCTGCTGGAACTACAGCTCTAGTCCCGCCGACTTTATCGTTTTTCTTCATACCGTATCTGCGTACAGCTTCTTTATAACTAGCCATACATTGTTGTGCAGACGCCATTCTAATTTGAGCAAGACCTGGGTCTGTTGCTCTAGAAGCTGCGTCCATCAAAGCTTTTGATTTTACATAATCTATTAATGCTGGTTGTAAAACATTATCTATATCTATTGTACCAGTAATGCTTGTAAGTTTATCTGGTTCTGCATAATAAGAAACAACAAGACCGTCAATCATCTGGTCTCCAGTAGAACCAAGCTGTACTGCTTTTAGTCTACCTTTATCTGTTTCTGTTGTACTTCCATCTCCTTCTGTGGTAGCAATAGCTAGTCTATCACCTTCTACCCACCATACAAAAGTTTTACTAGGGTCTTTATATGTGCTACTTACAAAAGCCATTATATCTCCGTCCAGTTTGTATTAGCTGCTGTACTTGTTTCACTGTAGAATTGTTTTATCTCTCCATTTGTTAATCTAGGAATCTTTATATATTCTCCATCTGAATTAAGTATTGTACATCTAAATAACTTGTTAACAGTTATTGATTCATCGTCATCTAATGCATACCATAGTTGGTCATGCACTAAGTTTGTTTTTGCATTTTCTATTTGATTGGTGTATCTACCCATATCAATTAATGCTTCATTAATTAAGTTTAGTACATAGTTCTCTGATATACCAGGAACTGCTTGCAGTACTCTACTATAAATTTCTTTTGCTGTAAATTCTATCGCAGCCATTATAATACTCCTTGAAGGGTTTGTATTTGTTCTTTATATCTTGCATCTATTGCAGCATATTGTTTTTCATACCAGCTATATTTTGCTATATCTTTTTGTAAATTAGAATTATATTCTTGAATTTCGTCGTTTACCTGAGCAGCATACTTTGATATTTCAGCAGAAAATTTGTTAAGAATATCATCGTTGTTTTGTATTGCTGCTGCCATAGTTTGTGCTGCATTTTGCAATGCTAATGCTTGGTCAGCCGCTTTGTTTGCCAAGTCAACTTGTGTTGCTTGTTGTGATTCTTGTCTAGCATCTGCAGCATCTATTTCTGCCTGTCTTAATGCTTTTTGTAAATCAGAATTATGTTTTGAAATTTCTGCCTGCACATTAGCTTGATATCTTTGATTTTCTTTGTTAAATTCATTAAGTTCGTTTTGTATATCAGCTTGATATTCAGCCAACTCGTTATTTAATCTACCTAATTGTAATTGTGCTAATTCTACATCTTCGTTTGTTTCTAAAAATGTTTCAAACTGTGCTATATCAAAAGTTTGTGTTGGTTTAGTATAGCTAGGAACATCTCCAGATATATCTGCTTTAGCAACAGTAGCAACAGTTATAGCTCCTACTGCAGTAGCGCTAGCATCAGCATTTGTAGCAGCTGAATAGCTAACTGTTGATATACTTGGAGCACTAGGTGCACTTACGCTAACAGTTAAGGCACTAATTGCATTCATGCCGTTCATTAGTCTGTTTAGTGCATTTCTTGCTCCATATAAAACTACTGCTTCTTCTGCTTCATCAGGAAAGTTTGCTATTGCACTATCTCCATGTGCTACAGTTATTGAAGAGTTTACAAATACAACTCTACTATCATTGCTTGCATTACTACCTGGATATGTATTCAAAACATCATTTTGTATAATATATGCTGGGTCACTTTCTGACGCAGCTTCCATATAGTTTGTGTCATTTACTCTACCCATCATTGAAGGTGGTAATTTTCTACATGGTGTATAAATCTTACTTGCGTGATTGTTATCTTTTCTAACAACCGCTAAAATCTTTTTTCCCTCTACATCTATATTGTTTGTAAAGTTTTCATTGCTTGCTACTCTCTCTAGTTTGTTTAGAGGAAGTACATTCATTACAGAACGAGCACCAGCTGACAACCAGTCATTTAATGCTGTGTCATCAGTACTTGCAAAGCCTGTTAAATCATCTATTCTTGTTTTAAAATCAGCCATTACTTACCTCTTATCTCAGGTTGTCTTAAAAGAAGCTCTAATATATCTTCATCGCTCAAAACATTTATTGAACCAGTTTGCCCAATACCTGAATACGTAGGCATTTTTCTAGTTTTATCTACATATCTTGGTTCAATTCCTTCTGGTGTTCTCTTAGGAGAAAGAAATCCTGTTCTATTTGCTACCATTCTTAAATCATCTTTGGACAAAAGAATATTATCATTGTTTGGTAGGTCATATCCGACCTCGTCTTGTACCATGTCAAATAATTTTTCAAGTCTTTTTTTATAAACTTTACCTATATATGGGTCTCTATTTTTTATTAAGTTAGTTCTTCTTCTAAGCCCTATCATCATATCTCCATAGATTTCCTCTATGCTTTTTTTTCTCTTTTCTCCAAAAAGCCTTCGAAATAATCCTGTTAAGTCATTATCCATTACTTACCTTGTCCTCTATACTTTTTAACATAGTATTTTTTACTATTCTTGTTGCCATATTTAGTGTTTACACTATTACCTTGTCTTGTTTTTTTCTTTCCGTTAGTATGTCTAACTTGCTTTATTCCAAATGTTTGTCTTCTTCTCATTTCTTTCTTCTACTTCTAGCAAATGTTCTAACGTTAGTTGGTTTACCTCCAACTCCTTGAGCTCTTGCTCTTTTTCTTTTTACTGCACTTCTTTTTTGTGAAGCACTCATTGTTCTAGCTTTAGCAGCTGGAACACATTTAGGGTATTTTCTTTTACTACCCTTAGCAGACTTACGACCGCATTTCTGATATTTACCTTTCTTTTTTTTAGAACCAATATCAACCCAGTCTTCTCTAAACCACTTTCTAAGTCCACCTTGATATGCCATTATCTGTAGCCACCACCACGTTTTTTATATTCTCTAACTAGCCAAGCGTTAGCATACGCAGAAGGATATACATCAAACTTACGTTTTGCTGCTGCCTTTACTCTAGCATACAAAGCTTTGTTTGTAGGAGTAGGACTACCTTTCTTTCTAGTAGTCTTTCTCTTAGCAGTGCTTCGTTTCTTTTTTGGTGCTACTTTTCTTTTAGTACTTTTTCTTACTGCTTTTTTTCTTGGCATTACTTTCCTCCGTGAGTTTTTACTACTTTCATAGGCATAGACAATGAAGCTCCTTTATGTCTTTTAAACTTAGCTCCATGTTTCATCAAAACATAGCCTTTGCCTTTTTTCATAAAATGATAACCTTTGGGAGCTTTTACTCTCATTAGTATCTCTTACCTTTTTTTCTTTTCTTCTTTTTTCCGTACATTACATTACCCTTATTCCCTTCCCACGTGGTGTGGGTTTGCTGTTTTTCTTGCTTTCTTGCATCTTTTTTATACCATCTTCCATTGACATATGGTTAATGTCAATCTGGTCTTTTCTAATTGCTGTTGCAAAAGGATTACCTTCTCTTATAACAAAATTAGTATTCCATTTGCTAGGAGCTGCTCTTAGCCCGCATGAAGGACAGTTAAAGTAACCTTCTGGATTAGGCTTGTCGCAGTGTTGACAATTAGCCATTATCCTTTAGCTACTACTATGTAAGCAACTCTAGAAGCATCAAGCTTTACTGCTTGAATATCTACAATAGCATTAGTGCTATCATCTAAAGTTTGAATATAATCATTAATCTCTTTAGCTAATGAACCAGCAGTTGAGTCTGATTTAACACTAAGGTCATTAATAATAATCTTTGTAGTTGTATTATAATTTGCCATTTTTTCTCCTATTATTTAAAATTCTTTATAGGTTTCGGAGTGGGACTAGCCCACTCCATAGTACCTAATAACTATTATGATGTTGTAATACCGTCATTGATTGCGCTTAATCCATTAGCGTAGTACTCACCATTCCAGAACAGAAGTTCTACAAAGTCTCCTCTTTGAGAAGCAGCTTCTAAAATAATATTAGAAACCTGAGTTCCAGCAGTTGAATTAGCAGCGTCTCCGCCAGCATCTTTCATTACTAATGAAATGATTGCACTTCCTGCAGCGATTGTAACATCATTAGTAGGTGTTTCCTCATGTACAATAAATTTGTACACAGCTCCGTTTTGTGCTGTTGAAGCTGTAGGTAAAGTAATTGTATATGCTCCTCCTTCAGAAGAAACCATAAAAACTTTACCTGAGTCTGATTCTACTATTGTTTTTGCAGCAGTAATGTGCTCTACGTTTGACAGTAAACCACCAGCACCACTGTTTTTCTCTAATAATGCACCTTTAGCCATTTTATAATCCCTCCACGTTGTATAGAGCATGACATTCAGGTAATGAGATTTCAAGACCAGCTTCAGTCATAATCATGTCTTTTCTCAAATCTTCATCCGCATTTTGTACGTTTGTCATAATTTGAGTGTCACGATTTAAACCGTTACCAACTAATGGTCTGTATGCCAATTTAGACATATCAGCCATAAGCATGAAGCCACTTGCAATTCCTCTGAATAGAGGTTCTTTCACTAAGAACATAGAACCATGTACAGTGTTGATTTCCATTAACTGGTGACCAAAACTACCTGCTACATTGTTCATGTTAACTCTGTATGGTCCATTTGCATGTCCAACAGAAGCGTCAATGAAAGCACCGTCGCCCATTTTGTTGAAGAATGTAATTACTGGCAATGAAGCTAGTACAAGTCTTTCACTTGAACCGCCTCTTGCTGGGTCAAAAATAACCTCTAAGTCAGCAAGTAATCTATCATATGTAAGTTCACTCTGTGCTACACTTCTGTAGTAAGGGTTACCTGATGAATATGAAAATGCTGAATCGTCAGTTACTGGTTGAACATTTTTAACAATGTGTCCAACTAGACCTTCAGTATATTGTACGCCGTTAACACGAGCTTTTTGACCGAAAAGCATAGCTCTTTCGATGTCTACTTTGTGTTCACGTAATTTTTGAGCCCAAATTCTATCGAACTCGTTTGCATAGCCACGGTATCTTGTAGCTATTGCTGTGTTTGTCATCTCACAAGCTGTTTTAAAGATTTGAGTATAACCAAAGTCATCTTCAAGAGTATCTGAGAAAGTGTCAGGTGAACCTGTTCCTTCTCCGAATGATGTACCAACAATTTGACATTCGTCATTGTCAGCTAATACATTGTATCCTGATACATTTGAATTAGACAATTCAATAACTCTACCTGAGAAGGTAGTGTTAGCTGATTGTACGTTTGGTGCAGACTCAACTCTAACTAATGCTTGTGCATAACCGCCAGTCCCATCGACTGTTTTAATAGCTACGACCATTCCTTTTGTAAGGAAGCCAATAGCTGAACCTGCTCCATCATCAACTGTAAAATCGTATAGATTTGGTGATGATACAGCACTTCCACCGTTTACGGCTGCTGCTAAGCTGAAGTTACGTGCAGTGTAGTTAGTGACAGTTCTATTTTCAAGATATCTGAAAATATTATCGTCAGTAGCTACCTTAGCAACTTGACTTAGATAGACGAAAAAAGGTGACTCCTCTGGCATAAGTTCTGCAACTCTATCAGAGAAATCATACAGCTTTCTTTGGTCTGGAGCCTGTCCGTAATCTGCGCTAGTAGCAGCTGCGGTTATTTGTGATGCCTTTAATTGTCCTTGATTAAAAGCCATTTTATTTCACTCCTAAGTTAGTTTTTAGCTATTCTACCGATTCTTCCAGCATTCATAACTCTATCCCATACTTGGTCTGCTTCAGACTTTTGTGGCTGTTCGCCACCCTGAAGTACACCAGCAGGTTTAGGAATTGATTTTGTTTTTCTGACAGTTTCTAAGTTTTCACTTTGTTTTGCACCTTTGCCTTCATTCTCTTTCCACACTTTAATAAGTGTTTCAATAGGAAGATTAGCTTTTGGTGTTGTAGCAAATTGTAAAAACTTTTCAGCATCATCTGCACCTAAGTTGTGCTTACTTACCAATTCTGTTTTTAGATTATTCATCGCCATCTGACCTTGTAGTTTAGCTAGTTCGTTATCTACTGTTTCATGTACAAGCTTTTTCTCTTGACTTACTCTAAATTTGTAAGATTCTGAGTCAGGCTTGTAGTAGGCGTCCCAAGGGTCAAAGTTATCTGGGGTTGTACTTCCCTCCGTACCTTTGTCCTCAACTGATTCTCCAGAAAGACTTTTCTCAATGACGTTGACTAATTCTGGTTTTTCAGATAAGACTTGTCTTAACTGAAGTAAATCACTACTATCTTGTTTTAAGTTTTCGTGTTCTGCAACCTTTTTGTCATACATTGATTGAAACTTTTTAGCTTCTGCTTCCCAGTCTACAGATTCAGATGCTTCCACACCTTCTTCTACGGTCTCTTCTTGAAATGAAACTTCTTGTTCCACTGAAGATTCGACAATTGGGTCTTGCTGTTCAACCTGTTGTTGTTCTTGTTCTTGTGCCATATTTTTTTCTCCTAACCCTGATTTAGTCCTAAGACTCTGAACCAGGCTCGTTATTTTCTTCTTCCTCCATAGAAGCTTGCATTTGGTCAATAATACTTCCCAGTTGCATTACCTTTTCTTTTTCTTTAACTTTAGCAGAAGAAGTAATCTCATTTAAGTTAGATTTAAACTTCTCAACTTCTGTACGTTTTCTGGCTGATACCATCTCACGTTCAGATGTCTGTAAGTCTCCGCTTAGTTTCTTCACTTGATTTTCAAGTTGTGTAATATACTGTTGCATTTGTGCCATACGCCCTTTTCTCTGAAGGACACCTTCTTTGTCAAAGATTTCAGTTTTCTTTAAAACCTCGACATCATCTACCAGTCCAAGTTTATACGCATCAAGATACATGTTGTATTCAGATACCTTGTTGCTAGGCAAAGTTGAACCTGATATAACGCGAATATCATGTTGACCAAGTTGAATATCATTCTGTATGGTTAACAATTCATTTCGCTTATCATCGTACATTCTCATATTAACTGAAAATTCAGTAATATCGTTATTTGGTTGTACAATTCTAAAAGTTTTTGCAAACTTATAATGGTCTTTTGCTAAATTATAAACAACTTGACCGACCATTGATAAACTTGCCTCAATATCTCTTAACTTTGATTTACCTCTTGATTCTCCCATTTCTGATAAAAGCATAGTGCCTCTAACAGATTCAGGTGCTTGGTCTTTAAACCCTTGTAAAAGTTCAGGTATACCAAAATTTAAATCTATATATTTTTCTACCCTATCAATTAAATAATAAAACTCACTAGTAAGTGGAGCTGGTTGTGGGTAATGTGGCTCACCAAACTCTGGATTATATTCAATAACCGCATTTGGATTAGCCCAATCTTTTTCTAACTGACTAACACTATCAACACTACCTTCTGGAATTAAAAGTTTTAATCCAGCAGCAGATTGAGCGTGTGACAAGGTTAGAGAAAATAACTTATTTAAAAGTCTTTGTGAATCTTTAACCTTGTTCACATCTGATTTTGGATAGGGAGTATTAGTCCAAATGTTTGTAAATGGAACAATTGGATATATATCAGTGTTTAGAATACGCTCATAAAGTAAAGTATCTCCAATGCTACTGCATTGAGCAATTCTTGTTTGCATAATTTCTTCTATCTCTATAGCACCTCTTTGTACAGCTTCAATAGTCTGTTCATCTTCTATAATAATATTATAGGTATCAGGGTCTATAATTTTTTCACTTCCATCTAAAGTGTTAAATATTCTATAAAAAGGAACTTTTATTTTGTAAAATCTATCAAGTATTTGATATTTTTGATTTACATTATAATCTAAGTCTTTTGCTTCAGCAGGAGTTAAAACATTATTACTATTTTTTAAATTAGATGTTGGATAATCTTCTCCATATAAAGAATTAACACCAACTTCTATATCATCAATAAATTCTTCCATTTGAGGATATAGGTCTAAAACTTGCTGCCTGGTTAAAAAAGTAGACAATATCATTCCTGATGCATCGTTAAAAAATCTATCTCTTGATGCTGGGTCTACATATACTCTAAAAGGGTCTACGTGCGTATACTTAACTTCACCTCTTCCATAATCTGCTTCAGGGTCAACATATACATACATATATCCCAGTCCAGTAACAGCATAATCATGAACAACTTGTTTGAAAGTACTATCTCCATTAGATATATCCCAAACATATTCAAGTATTGTTCTCCAAACATTAGCTAGTTTGTTATCTGAGTCTTCTCTTGCAATAACAGAAAATCTTGCAGGTCTTGCTGTAAGCAATGATTTTAATTTGTCAACAGCAGCATATACCCTATCTATTACAAAATCAGCCTGCCCTACTGCTTGTAGTGCATCTGATTCGTCTGTGCTATAATGATTTCCTAGAGTAAAGTCTACTGCATTTCTTGCTTCAGCGTCCCATTGTTCTCTTGCGTCTCTCCAACGTCTAAACAATTCTTTTGAAATCTGAGGCTTTGATTTGTTTTCGTCGTAATTAGCCATAAACTCCCAATTTAGTTTTTAGTCTAAAAATAAAGAATTTTATGTATTAAAGTCAAGTAAAAAATTATATTTTTTGACCAGTAACCCAGTTTATGACTCTTTTAGCCCTACCTTCTTCTATTTTGGTTATTTTGTCTTCTAGTTTATCTGCGTCGATTGCAGAGCTTTTAGGAGGTTTTGCTGTAGTGACAGCATACCAAAGTCCGTCAAGTAGGTCATCGTTTCTACCTTTTGGAAACTCAAACATTTCATCTATTAAGTTTGCGTGTTCTTTCTTGACAAACATCTTTCTTCGATTGACAATAGGGCAAAGCAATGCTTCTAACCTATCTTCTTTTTTGATACCAGCAGGAGGTCTTACACCTTGAGATAGTCCTGGTGCTAGTTTTCTATCTTTACCAACAAGCTGGTTTACATAATCTTTTATTAATCCTTGAGCACCAACCTTTTCAACATTTACTCTTCTAACAGGGTGGTATTTCTTAGCCATATCAACAATTGTCTTAGGCATATCATATAAAGGAGAATGTTCTCTATAGTAGTCAACAACATATACATTTCTATCGCTATCAATTGCAATAACCATAATTACTTGGTAGTCACTTCTTGCATTTGCCTCATATGCTAAGTCTACTCCCATGTAAACATTTACAGGTATAGCAGACTCATCTACCATCATATAGTTAAAACCATTTCTTTCTACTAGGTTTCCTCTATAATAATTAATTCTGTCAATATGAAATTTTGCACTTTCTAAATCTCTAGCTTCATTTAGATATTCTTGAGCAAACTTATGAACCAGTCCCATTTCTGTAAACCTTCTTTTAATGTCCATAAGTTTTTCTTTTGTAAAATAGCTAGGCCATAGAGGTACATCGTCTACTATAGCCTTTTTATATAGTACATTCCAAGCAGACTTTTTATCTTCTTTTTGCGCTTGAAGATATCCATCGTACACTCCTTGTAGGAATGAATCGTAATGGACTATCGTACCAATAAGCCATATTGACCCTTCGTTTTCTTTGGAGTTT